AACTTGTTCATCACTTCTTCTTCACGCTTGGTAAGTTGTTCCATTATCTTCAACTTAAGATTTATAGTGCAAAGTTAGTCTAAATTCGTTAGACCGCAAAGATTTATATGCTTAAATTTAGAATCATTATATCTACTCTCCAATAAAAGAAAGAAATTTGAGATTCATGTACAGTTGTAATATAAGTGATTCAGAAAAATAAATGAACATATCAGGCTCTTTTGGAGAAGTTGATAAAGTGGGATTTGCCCAGCCCCGCCAGGCCTCGATTGACAGCGTAGAACAGATTGTCAGTCGAGACATAATCCGCAGGCTGTATCCACTGCCCTTTAAGCATTCTCCAAAGAGTCTCGGCAATGTTGAGATGAGGGGAATAAGGAGGCAGGAAGAAAAGGAAAAGACCCCTTTTCTCCCATATCTTTCTCATTTCCTTCATATACTTGCTTCTGTGCACCTTGGCATTGTCAAGCACGATGAATGTGTCCTTCCTTATTGTAAGGGAGAACTTGTCAAGGAAATCAGCGATGCGTTCGGATGTCATGCTTTCCGTGGAACAGAAGCCATGATACCGGCTGTTGTAGTCAATCATTCCCCAGATATTGAGCCTTGCGCCTCTGTCCGATGGAATGGTTATGCTTTCACCGGGGAACTGCCAGCCGTATGGCACATATCCTTCGGTACAAGTGAAGCTCCCGTCTCCGAAATAGAGGCCAATAAGACCTTCCCTGTACTGTTGTTCAAGCTCTTGCAGCTTCTCCTTCTTATAATCGTAGAGCTGCGGCGAGGGTGTCCCTTTGGTCGTTTTCCTTATACGTCCAAATCTTGCGCCAAGGCTGATAAAAAAGCCCTGTACGTGTCGCGACACGCCTCCTTGCCTGTTGCCTGCTGCCATCTCTCCTTGGCCTTCATGACACTGAGCCGGTCTTTCTCGATGGCATGTCTTACAGCTTCCTCGTCCGATGAGTCCATTATTGGCTTGGCTCCTTGTCCCGGTTTGTTTCGCAGACCATCGATACCTTGTTCGAGATACCGTCTGACCCAGCGGTTGACCTTGTGTTCCGAGCACGACAGCCTTTCCGCTATCTTCTTTGAGGGCATGCCATCGGCTTTGTCCAATATTATACGGCTTCGTTTCTGCATAAACGGCCTGGAATCGAAGTGCTCTATGTACTCCAACTCCACACGTTGTTTCTTGGTAAGTTTTACTTCTGTGATTCTCATAGCTGTATCTTACCTTGGTATTATGCAAAAACCGTGCCAACATATGTACATTAATTTTTAGTAGCTACTTATATTAAAAACCAATTCAAAATGACTATGAGACAGTCGGTATTCATCTTTCTGATCGCCCTGTTGCTGGGTGCTTGCAGCAACAACGACACTTCCACCCCAGAATGGGAATATAACATCGTTTCCTTTGAAGGATCCAAACTCCCAACTGTTTATAGCCCCAATGATAAAGAGGCTTTAATTGAACTGAGCGATTCCCAGCCCTTACATTTTCCGGAAGCATCAAGTATTCCCAACTCTCTTAATCTATATGGTAAAGAAGGATGGGAATTGGTGAATGTTTATACTACTGTAGAAACAGTATATCCAAAATCTGAGAATGATACAAATACTCGGACCAATACAATTAACTTTGTATTTAAGCGTATCAAGCAGAAGGGTAAGTAGTGGCAAAAAAGAAATGCGATCCTAAACCGGCGCCACTGGTAAAATGTCTGATATGTGGTGAGACCCTTAAAGTTACCAAGTGGCGCAAACATTTGGCTCGATTTCACGATGAAGTAGATGATCCCAATTTTAGAGATTTCTTTGTTATTTTGAAACACTTATCTCGTTCAAAAATCAAGTGTCGCTTATGTGATCAGGTAATCACACTAACAGACTGGGAATATCATCTGAGAGTGAAGCATGGATTAAAAAATGATTTAAGACTCAAAGAATTTTACATAGGTCAAGACTCTTCTACCCAGATTGCAAATAAATCGTGGTATAATCCACAGTCCAACGAAGATTTACCTTGCGGCACCATTGTCAATGGTCCACCACCAATCAAGATTATTTACAACTCAATATTTTCAAGCAGGAAGAAATTTTAATAATAAATGCACCGGGCTTATTACTCGGTGCATTGTTTTACAGCTTTGTGTATGTAATGACTGTTTCTGGCATAGTAAACAGCATCTTTCAGAGTCCATCCCGTAGGACGTAAGGGCTTCAATCCAAATCGACGGTATGAGATTAACGCTCTTCGGAAACGAGCCGTCTTAAAGGCCGGATTTTCACTATTAAGAGCGATTGTTTCAATAACCTGATGACTGATAGTGCGACTTCTGTCTGTCGTTTTAATGATATTTCGATACTCCATAAGCAACAGATACTCGACTGGAGCATATACGAAAAGGAAGTGCCCTAATGCAGTCTCGTGGAACTTGACCTTAATCTTCCGGGAGTTTATTTTCGGCCCCGGTTTCTTTTTTCTTTTTTGACTTCGACTTTGGGTCTGAGGTTTCGGTGGTTGCTGCCACAACCTCTCCTTCTCCCCAGTCCTGAACTTGATCTCCAGCATTGGTTTCAAGGATTACTTCGGTTGTTGTCGGCTGTTCAGGCGACACACTTTCCTGATGTTTCTGTTTTCTTTGATGGGCGTAATCATTGCCCAGATTGTGAACTTTCATATTGTTTGAATTTGAAGTTAATATTCGGTATCTGCAATTATGATGTTTATCTTATTGAAGTTGATCATAAATTTCGACATTATGTTTCGGATATCGCGTTCATAGTCTTCGTGGTTGTAATTGACGGTATCGACAATGGCTGGCGCATAAACATTAGTCTGATCAATCGACTCCAGATAATCATCATTATACTTTTTGCCGTTATCCTCATTATCCCACGATAGGGCATTGTTCCAAAGCATACGATTCTCCCACATACCAGTATTGATGCAGGTCAGGTTCATATTCATACTAACCAATGGTTCAGTATCAACATTCCATCTGAGAGCATTATCCCAGTGTAACCCATTCCTCCAAACATTACTACTGAAGCAAGATAAGGATTCATTGATACCTTGGGTGATGAAGAAATTATCGTTTTCTTTGAGAAAATGAAGTTGAAGGCGATACTTCAGATACCACTCCAAAGATGACTTCTGAGCAGTGATATGACATTCGATGTATCGCTCCAATCCCCACGCCTTAAAACGGCTATGGGCAGAGGCAATCGGACTGAGAATGGCTTGTAAAAGCAAGGAAATTTTCTTACCCCTTGCCCAAAAAGGTAATAGTCTGCCGATTAACTTGGCGTTGTCAATATTAGTGAAATCAATATTTATCATTCTTGGTCAAGAGAGGCTAAATACTGGTCCATCTTTGAAGCTGCTACCAGTGTAAGATTATCACTATTGATGGTCATAACTGAATTGGTGTCAAGCAAACGGATATAACCACTCTTCAACCTGATACGATTATTCAGTTCGACCGGCTCATCATATTTTCGATCGGTCGTATTATATGAGCTGACATAGATTTTAATGCTGTTACTGATGTCAGTAATGTGTTCGGTCTTTCTAATGACATCCAGAACTGACTGGTAGTAGAACATACCATTAAATTCCAGTTCATTAGCGAAATCAATCATTGCTTGTTGCAATTCCGTCAATGCCTGGGCTGCCGTCACATAACTGTCATTATAATAAATGGGATTGTGCTTGTCTGCAATAATGGTGATTATGTCACCGGGAGAGCTTTCGCAATAAATGTCGGCTCCTATAAATTTGATTTGCTGAACATACATTCTGAAAGCGGTCAGCTCATAATCATTGAGAGGCATATAAGGAATACCATTATTGACTTCATTAGAGTTGTCATTGGCTTTGCATACTTTCAAAGTGAGCGACATATCATCAGTTTGCCATGCAGCTTTTTCAATAATTCTGTGAGATGTGTCTGGCTGGACGTATTCAATTTTCATTGTGTCTTCATTGAAACGTAGCTCATCTCCAGTTTCAGTCACACTATTGTATTGGAACTTTTTGGCCATCATTGCATACCAATCTGGAGTGCCATTGATGCGACCTTTGAGAACTTCTGCAATCCTTACTTGAAATAGGTCAAGCACAGCCTCGTAAGTATGTATGCAGACAGCCACAACATAGGTCAGCAAGTTTAACATACTGAGCTTACTGTTGCTGCGGCCGGTATTGAGTTCTGTCAGCTGGAGATAATTGTTTCGTGTGCTGACAGCTTCGGAATATATTTGACTTACACTTCTCATTGCGTGATTATCAGTTTATTTAAGTCCTCAATATTTAAGACCGAGAGAAATTCATCGGCATAAATAGTTCCGAGGGGATAATAAATACCATTAAGTTCGCGGAAATCCAGTTTTGAACATTCAAAGTCACCATAGAGAGTGATGATATGTTTCCCGGACCCTTTATAGCAGTGTTCGACTTCATGCTCTTCAGTTCCTTCTATGATCTGAGGAGCAGAATAATCTCCCCAGTCCACTATAAGGTGTGTGTCGGCTTTTAACCGCACTATCATATCTGTGGTCTGACCTTGCTGATGTATGACCATCCGGGGAGTATAGAGTGATTCCCAATACATATTCTGCTCATCTGATGACATTTCCGAGAGAGAATTGTATATGGCAGAATGATAGGTTGCAATATGACTCTTGACCAGTTCCTCTATATCAAGATAATGATAGATATGCTCCCCATTTTTAACCAGCACATTATTGTCCTTTAGCCATATTACAATGCTCTTGTTGACAGCAAACTCTTCATGATAGTTAAGAACCATACCATAGGATAGTTGGGTTTCCATATTGAGCCATTCATTGCTTATCAACAAATCAAAAATGCCCTCTATACTGCCATAGAGAGTCAATGCTACATCGTATATATTTTGTCCGCTTCGGACTTTATATTGCGCCATTGATTTTTCAATATTATTTGTTATGGAATAAAGCCGTCCAAGGACATAGTTTATCCAAGGACGGCTTCATGCGGGCGGTAAATTAGGCTTCAATGCCCATTACCTCCTTGGCGATGGTCTTGGCGAGATCGCGGTATGCCTGGTAAGCCTCGTATTCGGCGGCATACTCAGCAGCTTTCTCTTCCGATACTGCGCCGGTGCGGGCAGCCAGGAAGTTGGCTGTGATGGCTTCAGACTGATCAGTGTCATACTTGCGCTTGATGAGCGTCGAGAGCAGCTGAGGATAGCTGAACGGCATTTCGAGGGCGACAACCTCTCTGTCGATTGTTACTACAGCGCAACCGCCGATCTTCTGGACGTGGTTGCCATGAAGATCCATATCCTTCTGCGCTTCCATTTCGGCAAGCATTTCGGGAGATATGACAGACTCTTCGGGAGCCATAACCTCTTCCTGTTCTACTACAGGTTCATTGTTGTTGTTGATCTGGTCCATTGTTCAGATTTTTTGAAAGTTAAAACTGGTGTTTATTATTAATAGTCTCGTTGACTTTCAAGTATGGGAATAGGGGGAATATTAATTGGGGTGTATTCAACTAACATTCTGATATATTTATCTTTATCATCTCTTTCCTCAAATTCTGCAATAGGCTGAGGAAGTGATAATCTATCTTGATAATTATGATTGAGACGGTATCTGATGCGATTCCGAGGATGATATTTCTTTTTCAGTTTGACCACTTCCATGTGACCTTTGATATAAACCCACTTGAAAATACGAGGCTCAATCTCCATAAGTCCATTATATCTGATGGCATAACTATCATAATGCCTTAATAATCCTAAGTAACTATTGACTGAGGATAAAGCCTTGATGATTTGAGATTTGGTACGACACTGATTCAGTCTGTGAATACTATGCCGGAAGCTGGTGACTGTACGATTTAACGGATAGACTCTTCCCGGTTTAACTACGGCGCCGGTAAAGTCCAATCCTTTGGTATAATGTTGCATATAGAATTTCTTGGGAGATAGTTTTAATCCAAGAGATTCTAATTTGACCCTAATTTTCGGAATTGCGTTTAGAATTTGCTCTTTTGTATCGGCCACCAAATAAATGTCATCCACATATCTGCCGTGATATTTGATACCAAACTCCTTTTCAATCGCCCAATCCAAAGAGTTCAAAAGATAGTTGGCAAACATCTGAGATGGAAGATTCCCGATAGGCATACCCAATCCATTGCCATTTGTAAAGAGTGATTTGCTGGCTGGAAGATTATTCCACATTGTTTCAGATGACTGTCTGATACAATTCTCTTCCGGGCAATGACTTAATACCACATGACATAGATAAATCAAATCGTCTTTATCCTCGCCGTGATACTTTTCTTCCACCAGTTTAACAACCATATCCTCAACCAGTTTCTTAGGGATAGACATAAAGAAACTATTGATGTCAACGGTGGCTACATAGCAATCCTGAGTGTAATTATTTGAACACTCGATTATATCTTTCTTCAACTGATCGACACCGGCCAGAGTGCCTTTGCCATTTCTACAGTTGAAAGTGCGATCATTAAATTCTTGTTCGATTATTGGCTCTAATCGGAGCCTGATGTAATGATGAATGATGCGGTCTGCAAAATCGGCCGCAAAAACCTCACGATATTTGGGGCGACTAACGACAAAGCAAATGGAACGTTTCGGACAGTAGGTTCTATTGTTGATGGCTTGCATCATATCATAGAGGTTGCCTTCTACATCAAGAGTAAACCTGATGCAGTTGTTTGTCCGCGACTTGTGTACGCGACAATCTAAATAGGCTTCTACTAATCCTTCATACGTTACCATATCAGCACTAAAAGTGATAATGCCATTTATAATTAGTCTTATCTGTTAGCAAAAATGCGATTTGTTGAAATGCTGCCACAGCGCGGACGTAGTTGCTGTTCGTGACCTTAGTGTTCCAGTTGTTGAGGTTGCCGTCGTTCAGGTTCAAGTTCCAAGCGTTCGTCGCCGAGTTCTCAGTGTATCGGGTACGTTTTCTTATTCTTAACTACACATGGGCAGTAGTACCCCCATTTCTCACAGAAGCGCATACTCTATGGTCATCCTTAAACTCCCATACTCTGTGCGTTGCACCGATCAATCAGTCTCATCCGCAGAAGTGCGTTTGCGATACCTCTTTTTCGATGCGTTCTTCCATGCTGTCACTTGTTTGCCGATAGTCGCCTCCAAATACATGAGATTGGATTGTTGCTTCCGGCTTATCCAACGATTATCGCCCGCAAGTCTAACTATCAGTTTGCAGTGTTCAAACTCACAGATGAAGTCGGTCAAATATGCTTCTCGCTCACTCTTGAACATATTTGCCTTAACAATGAATGTCGGCAATGAGATAGCAATTTTGATCCATTCTTGACCAACGGTGTGTTTTACATCCCTTGGAAAATTCTTTTGAGTGTCAATCACTGCTTGAATGTAGTGATAGGTTTCAACATAAACCGGCAATTCGTTAGATAAAGCCATTGCAACGGAGTATTAAGAAACACTGCTTTCATCATTTTTACAATAACAAACTGATTGCCAGTAGATAATCAGTTTATCCGCATAACATTATAGAAACCCTATAAAGCACACATTGCTTACCTCAGAGTACTGGAACTAATCCTGAACCTTCCAAAATGGCGACCGCTCCGAGGTAAGTTGAATGTGTGTATCTCTTCAACCCTAATGCTCGTTGCGCTCGCTCGTCGCTAACGCTCCGAAGAGTTGAAGGGTTGAAGAGATAAAGGGTTAATGAAATGCTGCCACAGCGCGGACGTAGCGGCTGTTCGCGACCTTAGCGTTCCAGTAGAGGTAGCCGTCGTTCAGGTGCAAGAACCAAGCGTACGACGCCGAGTACTCAGTCGAGGACCAATGCCAGGACTCAACAAGCGGGCTGGCGCCCGAAATGACTGAGAGGCACAGATTGATGGCGTATTTGTGCTTCCAGATGGTGATCAGCTCTGCGATAGAGGGGAGCCACCATTGGCCAGCACCGATACCGACTATTGCGCCATTCCCTTTGTCGTAGGAGCGATCGTAGGCGTTGCACCATGCAGGTGCAAACTGGGTCCAGGTCTCTTCCTCTTCACCGAAGAGTTCGACACCTTTGGCCATGATAGCGGCGGTGCGGGTCTTACCTGAGTAGTCAACATACGCTTTGTTGTAGTCGCCGCCGGTATCGGCATTGACTGCGATAGCGTTTTTCGACCATTTGAGCTGAGTGCCGGTGGGAGAAACGATGATTGGTGCCTGACCGTCAATGAGAACGAGAACACCATCAGCAACTTCGTCAGCGGCTTCGAGGGCAGCCCACTTCCAGTAGGGAACAGCGAGAGGCCAGTTATCGCTCTTACGGTGGTAGGTCACGAAACAGCCGTCAGTGGCTGCCTGAAGCTGCGGGTTAGCTTCCAGCTGATTGTTGGAAAGAGTGTCGACCTGATTCTGAAGAGCGACGTCCTTGTCATGCAGAGACTTGATCTGATCTTTCAAGAATTTCTGGACCTGAGCACCAGTTGCCTGGGCACCCTTTGCACCCCAGTCATCTTCCATTGTTAAAACTTTTTCTGCCATGTTGAAAAATTGAATTAAAAAACTGTTGGTTTATATATAATAGTATCGAGTCATTCAAACTCTAAATCCCGTTATCCCACACAGCGTCCTGTTGCCAAGGATACTCATTAATCCATAATCCAGTACCTATTACGCCGTAATGGGTGATTATGAATTTTTCTTCCAGATTACTAAGCCGTTTCTCCATCTCAGTGGCGTGGAACCAAGCGATTTTGGTAGGTATTCCCTGAGCATTGAGAACTACATTCTTAGCAATCGAAAGCCCCCAGCCATCAGGAACTTGATTGTCGGGGTAGATTACACATTGCCCAGCGTGGAAACCAGCGAGGTTCCCACTTGCCGGGTCTGTATATAGAGTGTCTGTTTCAGTGGGCTGTTGAGTCGCAACGGGAGTGTACTCATCACGACTCAAAAGAGCAAGCATATAAGTTTTAGTAAGTCCTAACTGCTCCCAGCAAGACTGAATACTAAAATCTTGACCTGCTATTTTGAGTGTTTGGAATTTTTTTGAAGTATCTGCCATTGCGATAAGTTTTTAGAGTTTATTCCGCTACTGAGAATCCGGAAAGCGTGACGGTCTGAGTGGCAGCGTCATACGCTACAGTGTTTGCGGTGGCACCGTCCTGTATTCCGTCAAGTTTGGATTTGAATGCGTTGGTAAAGTCATTCTGAGAAAGACCTTTACCATCCTCTTTGCTGACTTTGCCATTCAGAGCGGTATCTACCTCAGTCTTGGTATAATAGTTACCAATGTTGAGGTCGTTGATTGCGGCGGCAATAGCGGCCTTGACTGTAGCGGGATCACCTTCACCACCAATCCCTGTCAAAAGATTTTCGATGTTGGTAATTGCCGCAGTCATCTGAGCAGCTTCACCACCATGTTCAGCAGCCCAGTCGATGAGTTCTTTGTAGGAGTTTACTACACCATCATCGGAAACCTTGGTGGCGAAGTCGTTGAAGGCGTCTGTGATCGCCTTGGAAACTTACCCGGATCCAGTGCCGTTAAGGGTGTCGATTTTGCCACTGAGGGTAGATACCTCAGAAGATTCGGCTTTAGCGTCGATAACCGCCTTCAAAGCTGCGTCCAGCTCATCAGCTGACACATTGGCCTTATAAGCAAGAGCAGCGAGGCCCCTGATAGGAACATCAGTTCCCTGCACTGAGATGGTGCCGTTGGTCGAACCCGTTGCAATCAGAATATCGACAATTTTGGAAGCGATACTGAGAGCAACCCCATTAACCTTGACACCTTCCAGTACGTTAGCTTCTGCACCTGCTGAAATGCCGGCAAGTTTGTTGAAATCTTCAGGAGACATCAAACCTGCCTGGTCAGAAGCAGCTGCTGGGATGACGAAGGATTCTCCACCAATGACAAAGCGTGTAACTTTAAGATCTGCCATTTTGTTATTTATTTGAAGTATATAAAATTACGAGTCATTACTCCCTCGTAAATAGAGTTTTTAGATTGTGACCGTAGCTGTATCGGGATCGTAAGATTTTACTGTGACAGTCGAAGAACCTCCAGTTCCTACAGAAGCTGCGGCTTCAGTAATCAGGGCATTTGACCATTTTGAGGTATTATCCCAAAGCAATAGATTTTGCCATTTTCCGACATTAAGGACTGTAAAGCAATCCATTAATGTTTCAAGTTGGTTCTGGTGCTGTTCAATAATAGTCTGTTGAGTAGTATATTGCTGAATGAAGAGAGCAAACTGAGATTCCAGAGCTGTCAGACGGCTGTTGTGACTGATGATGTCGTTCTCTGCTTCGGAGATACTATTGGGAGAGTTGTACCATATATCCGTATCATTCCAGAAGAAGGGGTCTGCCCATTCGCCTTTCTCAAAACATCCGTTATAAGCTCGGATGTCATCGAGCATTTTCTGATATTCAGACTGATGATCTTCGGCTCTCTGATTGATGTTATCAATCTCTTCACTGATTACGTCAATCCTTTCATTGGTATCGGCAATAGCCTCATCAATTACTCCGGCGCCATTAGCCCATAGGTGGTCATTATTCCAGATAAAAAGATCCCCCCAGACACCATCGACAAAACAGCCAAAATGTTCACCTAATTTAGCGATATTATCATCTTGTGCAGTTTGCTCGCGTCCAATAGCTCTAAGCTGATAAGCAACTTGACGATGTTCTGTAAGAGCCTCCTTGCGAATTTCATCAGAAGTGTCCTGAAGTTCAGACTGAGTGGCTTCGATAGCCTCCTTATTGTCTTGAATATCAGAAATGTTTTTCTGAATGAGTTTGTTATTTGCTTGAATGAGAGAGAGGTTGGTCATTATGTCCTCATTTGCTTCATTCAGCTTATAACGAGTGTCACGAAGGTCATCGCGGAGATCAGAAATTGCACCAGTAATAACCCCGGTTTCATTAGCCCACAGAAGATCATTATCCCAAATGAAGATATTTCCCCAGATACCATCTGCATAGCAACTGAAGTGTTCTCCAATCTTGGCAATATTTTCATCCTGAGCGGTTTGCTCACGTCCTATGGCACGAAGCTGGTAAGCGACATTTCGGTGTTCTGTGACCGCATTTTGCTTAATGATTTCAATTTCATCATCATTATCAGCAATGGCCGAAGCGTTTACCTCAACATCAGATATGATAACTTTGATATTCTCTTCTGCATCAGATATTCTCGGAGTTGTGGCTTCAAGACCTGCCTGAAGTTCATCCAAACGTTCTTCGGTATCTGTCGGGCAATGACAAGAACCATTGAGATTTGTGTTGGTCCACTCAGATTCATTTATCCACAAGAGATTATTATCCCATACTCCATTGGTGAGAATGGAAATGCGATAAAGAAGAGAATCAATTTCATGTTGCTGACCCTCCTGTTTGGTATCAAGCCCATCGAATCTGCCGGTTATGGCCTGATGTTCTTTTTTGAACTCATCGTGCTCTTTGGCAAACTCTTTATGCTCTTTGCGGAAATCCTCATGTTCCTTACGGAAATCATCAAAAGTCTTATTGATAACCTTTAATGTATTTTCCTTCTCAGTATTGATTTTCTGTATCTCTTTGGTCAGATTCTCAATAGATTTCTGATGACCTTCAATTTGAGAATAAATATCCTCAAACGTATTATACATCAGATTAGAATTTTCCCACAGAGCGACATTGCTCCATTTCAGGCCATTATCCCAATAGCCATTACTGAAGCAAGCAAGAGTATCAATAAGGTCGATAATCTGCTCATCGTGCTCTTTGATAAGGTCCTGAAGGTCTTTAATTTTCCTATCATGCTTTTGGAGATGGGTATTAACTAACCCATGCTCTTTAGCATTTTCAAGCATTGCCTCCTCAAACGCCTTATCGCTTTTTGATAGGTGTTCGTCAAGTTCCTTTATATCAGCAGCAAGAGCATCAGTGATAGCGTATTTGTTGTTATCCCACAATGCTTCCTGGCTCCAATGCAAGTCATTTTCCCATACACCGGTGCTGAAACAGCTGAAAGAATTATTCAAATCATACACCTGATCCTGAAGGTACTCATTGATACCCATCTGAATCTTCTCTTGGCGTGCGACATGAGCAGCAAGTGCGCTTATTTCTGTGTTATGCTTCTCAGTTAAATCTTCTATGTCTTGACGATGGTTTTCATCCAAAACGTTTATCTGATTTTGCAAATCGTCAGTAATGGCGTACTTGTTGTTATCCCAGATTGTTTCATTACTCCACAGAAGAGTATCAATCCAGATTCCTTCACTGAAACAGCTGATGGTGTCAAAAATTGAATTTAACTCCCGCTGTTGTTCGGTATTGACTTTTTCAATGTCGTTGATGTGACCCCATTGGTCTCGATTGTCCTCCTGAAGTGCCTCGATTTCCTTCTGTTGCTTTTGAAAAGCCTCATCCAGTTTCTTGGCATAATCCAACATTTGCTGTGTAAGTTTGCGAGTATCAACGGCATAATTGTAATAATATGCCATATCAACCAGCACATCCCACACATCAGTATTGGTATAGACAATGTGCCCCTGGTCATCAGTCATCTTGATTGGGGATTTCCCCTGAGCCTGTAATACTTTACACCTAAAGACGCAGCCACACGCCGTGACCACGTTCTCTTGGTAGTATTTCTTGGTTAAGTCAAAAGTGTTTCGCCATTTTAAGGCAACACCAATTTTAACTATATTGTCATTATTAATACTCATACTATTGATTTATTTGAGTTGCATAAATATGCTGAGTGATTTCATCCAGTGTCATATCACTGATGTTGGTGCTGTTTGATACGATACCAAGGAGTCGGCCGGTATGAATGTCTTGTACCAGTCCAAGCATATTCTTGATATTGGCACTTGTTTGAGGCACCATATACAATCCTTTTCCTGCGTGGAATTGATCTTGGCGAATCATATATTTCACCACTGCCCGGCGCTTTAGGATAAAGCACTTGTGGCAAGTTTCAGTGAGCCAGTATGGTTGCTCAACCAATGCGGTATAGAGTCGGGTCTCGTCATTATCATTGATGATGAAAATTGGAGCGTCCTTTACATTATCCTCGGTCTCATCATCGAACATAACTATGGTATTCGCCTCTAAGGTGGCTGAAATGATGTAGTATTGATCGCTTGGAATAATCTCGCCTACACCATTGAACTGACCGGGTTCGACCTTATTGGCTATTCTGGAAACACTGGTTGTATAGTCTGTAAATAAAAGAATATTAAGTACATAAGGATAGCCGTTTAACAGCTCCATAAAATCGGTATCTGATAGTTCATTCAGGACCACATTGCGCCGCACATATTCATCAGTAAACAAACTAAAGAATGAGAGATTGAGGTCATCAATATCATCCAGTCCTATATCTGATTCCTCCTTTTCAGGGCTAAAAAGAACATCGAGCTTACACGTCTCGTTATCAAATTCTGCATCCTGAATGGGTTTCTTGTCGCCATTGAACTGAGCTTCCAGAACTTTCTGTAAATCGGAATGAGACACTACACAATTCAAATATTTAGTAATGCCCACGCCAGTTGTCGGATATCTATAACTTTTTCCGGGAGCACACAATGTCAGGAGCTGCGAAGCCTGATCATCACTGTAATTGATACTGATGTCAGTGCTTTTTGCAGAGTAGATGTATGCCTTATCCAGTGCCTCCGACTTGCTGTTCTGCACCATCTTGATCATAAATTCTCCATCAATATCTATGAATGGAAGCATACAAGCCGGTATGGGGGCGGCAATATTCTTGCTAAGGACATCGCTATTTACTGGCAAACCAAAATCGCCTCTGATTCTTTCAAAGACATAATACTTGCCATCGCGTAATCCTACAAGTCTGATTCTGAAATTGCTGGTATTGGGTATGTATGAAGATTTGAAACGGCAAGTCATTTCGCCATCTTCATATCCTACAATACTCCAGTAGGCTTCGGGAATAATAATGTTACAGATAAGAATGTCAAGTTCTTTATCCTCATCGAAGATATTACCCCACAATGAGTCGAACATCGGCACTGAAGCATTGGACTTGTCCTCGGTTAACAAGTCGCGCTCCTTCATATCTATGATTAAGTCTCTTACCATCTTTCTTGACTGCGTTTTATCTATAATAGTCAAATCTGATGGCTCAACTTATGGTTATTTTGGTTATAGTTGCTGTGCCGGTGGATGATACGGCTGGATGAGTGGCGGCACCGGGAGTCACATTCATTGCAAGACTGTTTATCCAGTCCATAATTCCCCCACATACCACTTCCCAGACCTTTTGTTGTGGGTCTTTATCTCCAACATCGTGTGTAGCTTTCAGATTGGCCTGAGTTGTTACAATTCCTATCGGTAAAAATGGTTTTTGTGGAAAAACCAGTCCTCCGTTGCCCATTGGAGCTAATTGAAATCCAGCAATAATATTGGCCTCAATTTGTTTAATCCAACTATCAAAACTATTCGATGGACCAGTGGGAGCGCAACTGCCAACAATCTTAAAAGTGTCGGACACTAATGGATCTGGGGCAGGTGGAACGCCAGGGATAATACCAACATAAGCAACTACGACTGTAGTGTTGGCTACCAGATACTCAGTAATTCCAGCTGCTACTGCACTCATAGCGGCAGTGACACTCCCGGCAGAATAATCTTTGCCGGAAGTGCCTATTGAACTTTTGAGTTTTGATATGATTGTTTGTGCAAAAGCTGACTTACTCATAATTAAGTTCCACTAACTGATGATCCACAATGAGGAGCGCCACTGAAAGGACACACTTTAATGGCATTGAACGGTCCATTTAAGTCGGTAGCTGATACTCCTTTGGTTTTGAGAGTGCCACCGGTAATGGTAACTGAAGTTCCGTCAACTTTTACGTCGGAGCCTTTGATTTCACAACTGCTTGTTTCGATTTTGGCTTTATCGGTTTTGATATTCACTGAGCCATCTTCTTCGGTAATGGTTGTGCCTCCGACTTGAAATGAGACCTTGCCACTGGTCTCAATCATTACGTTTTCTCCATCAATGGTGATTTTCGTGTCACCTACTGTGATGATTTTATGCTCAACAGTTTTTTCTTCTTTGAACCCCTCTTCATCATCCGGGGAAATAATCTGGTCAGTGATGGTGGTGCAGGTGTATTTTGTACTGGTCTTATTTTTAGTTGGTTCTAATTCATAATAATCCTTATCCAAACCATCATCAGTCTCGATAAGTTTTTCTGTCTCGGTAACACCAATTTCTATCACACCATCATCCTCTCCTTCAAGCGAATGAGCGAGCATTTGAATACGCTTTGCGTGGCTATACATAATCACATACTCTTGACCATCTGTGGGATTCTGAACAATAACAACTTCAGAATAAAGCATGGGAACAATCAGGACACCATCAGAGTTATCCTGAATGGCAGACAGAAGCACTCCCTCATGATGACCGGTACCCATAATCGGATATTCATCAGGCTCATAGTTAAATTCCTGAACATCTATAGTTCCGGCCAAATCTCCCTCTTCATGGATGGCACATACATACCCTATGATTTTCTTAGTTCCGCGTACTGCGCCATCAGGCCCAGTCATACCTTGACGAGCCATTTGACCTATTGACCGGCGCACATCGCCGGAATATTTATTGATTCCTCCTTTGAGCGACATAATGATTAAATGATTTGAACTGGTTTTGAGAATGTGGCAATCTTAAACGGGATATGAAGTTCTCGGCGATAACCATTCATTCCGAAAGTGGTATTAACGGCTTCAACATAGTAATACCCATTCTTTTCAGGCTGTCGAACATCTATCAATCCTATAATGTCGGTAGGACGGACAAGAAGATCTCCGAATATTTCAATCGACCCGGATATGCCATTGGGATTATAGTTTGCCCAATATTGCTTTGCTTCTTCTATCAACTCTTCCTCCGTAATACCAACTTTTGTTGAGATATACTGGATGACGTGATATTTGTCGAGTTTTGCCGGATCCGTCAAATGTCCTTCAATACGCTTTGTGCTGTAGGTGCCATTGACGAATTTCATCTTCTTTCTATCTTTTACCTTACGGCGATTGACAACCTGAAACTGGCCATCGCTATCAATTACCCACCCCTCATCATCAGGATTGGGATTTTTACGCAATGTCAGCTTAAAAAACTGATTATCCTTTGTCCGCCCCTGAGCTTCAACTGCAAGATATTTTTTATCATTGCGTTTGAGATTGAGCTTGTCATGAGCGACATCCCAGTCAAATTGAATGAGTTTGACTGAGTTGTTTCCCCCATTGTAGGTGATGTATTTCTTATCATTGTTCGGTAGGCCACCACCTTTCCCGGCATAATAAGTCAAGCCGACACGAAGTTGAACAGAACCATCTGATTTGGTTTCCATTATGCAGAGGACACCGCTCTTACTCCATTCAGTCAATACATCGGCTATTGTGAGATTGTTACTGATTGAACCACCACTTACTGATATGGTTGAACCTTTACTGGCAGCTGCCAGAGGTATGCCAGTATCTTGTAAGAGATGATATGTGCCATCATCATCGAGAAAATCCTTAACCATTAATGTGGCTTTGGCCGATATGTTGGGGGTACTGACAGAGGCAAGGATATGAGCCATATTGGTACACTCCAATTCCAGAGGTGTATCTACTGAAATGGCTGTGATAAAGCCGGTAAATACAACATCCATATTGGGATCACTGTCAGCAGTGTTCATTTTCTTGAACTCAGTCTCTGAATAAGCATATCCCAGTCTGATTTCAATACGATTTCCAACCGCAACATCGTTGGGGCTTAATAAGGCCGGCTCATTCTTTGTTCTGTTAAAATCTATCAATCCCTTATCATCATAGTTGGCGGCCATAGACGTGGTGGAAATTCCATCTTCACTAAATAATGCTGTCGGAGAAGTAGTGATATCACCATCATTATTAGCTGTGATAAGAGTGTTTTCTTTATCAGTTGAGTCTGCTTTATCGCCACTTGTTACATCCTTTTCTTTTCTGCTGGAGAGATTGATTACAGTGCCACGAGGGAATTTAACTACAGCCTTATTGATAAGGTTTTTTGCTGAGTCTGACACTTCAATGCTTTCACATTCTCTAATGGTGAGGCATTGATTAGCTGAAGGTATGGAAAACCAATCATTACCATTAGCCTTCCATATCTTGATCTGACAAACGAGTATAGCGAGTTTATCCTCATACGCCTTATGCTGATAGTATTTGGGCGTGAGGGTGTATTCGACCTGCTGAACTAAATCAGGTCGCTGAGTTCGGAGTGCTGTTAAATCTGAAGCCATAATTATAACTCATCTTCCAGCAGACCGGCGGCGAGTCCAATTCCTTGTTTGAGTGCATCGGCTGCCATAGACTTCAGTCCTTCAAGCTGGTTGTTCAACATCTTCATCCATTCGCTGCCATCATCATCCTTGGCCGATACATTCTTCTGAGGAATGATAGAAACCGTATCTTCAGAAATTTCGATTTCATTTTCAGGCTGGAGGCCGATAGCAGAGAATGTGTATTGCTGGAGTGCCTTGTATCCTTGACGCGGAGAGACACTGAAATTCTCAATAACAATATGGGTAATTCCAAGCTGGTCAAGTACCATATTATTGATTTTGATGATACCCTTGTATTGCATGACCTTATAGAACTTCTGCATCTCTTCTGCCGGATAGATGTCAGGTTTACCACTGGTAATCTGTCCTGAGACTGTGAATTTTATATCGCCATTGGAAACCAGTTCTTTTCGGCTATAGTCTCGGCCAGTCACACGGGTGGCTATGAGGTTTTTGTCGGAATTGATTGTAATCAATGCGGTTGTGTCATACCAAACCAAAGTTTTTGTAGTTACGGTATTGCTCACTGTATCAGGCTCTTGCTCCTTATAGATACCTTTCTTTGCATCGACAACTTTGGTACGATATACTGGGAATTTCTGAGTGACAGTAATGCTTTGATCAAGTTCAATACCTAACATCAATGCCTCTGGAGCTTTACCACCCCAATCATCCAAGGCGTATATGGTTCCACCATCGACCTGCATCATACCGTATTCCTTAGCCTCAACTTCTTGTTTCTTCAGTTCAGACTCTACCCATGCTGCACCGACAGTATCTTTTGTTCGCTTACCATTCAGAAGGGAGTTAAAAGCATTGACCGCTTCATTTTTCAATTCAGATACAGCTCCCCGGACAACCCCTTTGACTGCTACTTGAAGTAGTGAGCCTCCGGCGCCGTCTTTGTAGTAAAATTTACAGTTGCTATCTCTACCACCATTGGCAATTTTACTCTGTAAAGTATTGAACAAGGCCCCCATTGTAGAAGCCATTGCACTGCCGGTGGATGTTATTGCGAGGTTATTTAGACTTGTACTCATACTCTATAATAGTGTTGTGATGAGAAAATGAAAATGCCGCCTTTCCCAACAAATTTTCGGTACTTGGCGGCATTACGATTATGTAAGATCCATTACTCGCTGAGCCTGATTTGAGGCTTCGGCAAACATCTGATAGACAGCTCCCGCTATTCTATCTTCCATTGTCGCAATCAAATCACGCTCTTCAGCACTGGAGGCCACTGTGGTTCGGTCAAAATTAGCCAGATTGTTAATGTTGAATACAACCTGAGTGGGTCTTGCCGCAGTTCTATCATAGTGAGAAGCGTATGCTTGCTGGTCTTTCGCTGGAGCCGGAGTTGGTGTTGAGGTCGGAGTATTCTGAGTGCCAGAATTGTTGTTTCCAAACTGTTTTGCCTTTTCCGTCAAGTGTTTGTTATGTTTAATGATGGTATTGGCAGTTTTGCGCGAGATGTTGCTATACATCTGCTGTTGCTCTCCGGAACGTGTCACAACACGATTACCAAGATTAATCGTATTGCCGGATCTGCCCATCACAAAGTCCACATACTGCTTTTCAGTGATACCAGCTTTTACCCATTCTGAATTGGAATTATTGTCAATCCATTGAGCATAGTATTGTCTGGGAGTTTCATCTCCGTATTTAGCACCATTAAGTTGATGACGGATTTGATTTTTCAGATTATTTGCATCACTAATGTCAATGATTCCAGCTTCGGCCATCATCTTATATGCAGTTCCGATAATGTCGGTGAATCCTTGAAGAGTCAGGTTAAAGTTTGTGACCTTGGTCCGGATTTGATCTAAGATATTCGTGAATCTCAACTGACCATTCGGAAGAGTGGAAAGCATTAACTCAATATTGGCTTGCTGCTGCCCATCAGCTGAAACGGCGTTGTATATAACGTGATAATCACCAATGATATTGGAGATTGCGTTATACCATTCATCAGTGTATAACTTGGCGCGATTCTCTGCATCTGACAACCACTGATAAGCGTTCATTTTTCCCACCAAGGTACCCATTTGACCATTGATAGTTGCATCAAGAAGGTTTTGCGCACCTAACTGATACTGGTCATAAACACTACGGTTGCTTGTCTGCTGGAATTGTTTAGGTGTCATTCCGGCAGAAGGCAATTTAGCAGTGAACTGAGACATGAATCTGTCTCTTATGGCAAAGGCTGCCTGCTGATATTCGATTTCAGATTTATATGTGGTCTCTCCAGCAAGATACTTTTGACGGAGTTCCGCAATCTCTCGTATGGCCTGCTGAGTACGGAGGTCATTTGCACCTTCGATCATAAGTGCATCCTGAACCATACCATTGCGTTGATTTATGGCCGTATCTTCATCGGCATGCCACATATTCCACAATGCTATACCAAGATTGCTTGCATCATTATGAAGGTTGTACTCCATTTGCTTATGCTTCTTAGAGAAGTCATAATTCCGTGCATTACCGATAGCGAGAGAATAAGCTGGATTTGCAGTTATGACATTCTTCCACTTGGTCGTAACATCATTTACTGACTGCTTACTTGCATCTTTTGAGAAATCATTAAAAATTGTCGCATAAAGTTGATTGAACTTCTGCTTATCCGCATTATATTTCTCGATTTGAGTAGTGTCAATACTGGATATTACAGGAGCAGCTTCAGGAATATTCTCATTCATCATATCCTGATACCACTGACCTTCCTTGGTAAGTTCTCGATGGGTTCGATCAGCAGCTTTGTTGGCCTGTACTCTTGCACGTTGCTGGGCTTCAGAGGTGCCATCTATGCGCTGTTTGAGCTTATAGAGACCATATCCAAGTCCGGCCACAGCACCAACAGCCAATGTTACAGGGTTTACCAAGAATCCGGCGGCCTTGGCCAATCCAGTAAGTAATCCCATAAGCATACTCTTCAGTCCACCAAACATCGGAGCGAATGAAGCCATAGTTGGCACAGCGGTTGCGGCAGCTCGGAAAGCACGCCCAGCTCTGGCCGAGCCATACATTCTCACGGCTCGTTCACGCACTGCTGCATAGTGCTGGCGTGTCTCTTTATTGAGCGCGGCCAATGTAGTTCGCTTGTTCGCTCCACTAGGAGCTAACTCTCCGGCCAATATAGCGTTTGCCGCCATAGCATTATGCGCTCTGGTAGCGATATTGCCTCGGATAACCTTGTTTGTGCCCCACTTACCAGAACCAACTATGAATGGAGCGTTTGTTATAGCAGCGTTTGCCGCACCTCCAGCAACAACCCGACCGGCCACATTGCGTGTCATTGTTGTGCCTCCGGCAGCAGATATGCCGGCCAAAGCCATGATGGAGCCTTTGAGACGGTCAAATACACCAATCAAAGATATGATAGGAGCAATGAGCGCACCCATCTGGGTAATACCCATTTGGAATGTGATCCAGAATTTGATAAGTCCGGGAGCTGCATTGTAGAGAGAGGCCCATATCTTGACAAACCACGCCATAACTTTGCCTATCTCAATGATTAAATCGAGAAGGTTCTGCATCATCTGGATTGTTTCGGGTTTAGCAAGGTAGTCTCTTAGTTTTTTCAACATTTCTTCAAATCCACCTTGACGATTTTCAAACGCCTGAACAATGCCTTCAGTAAATGTTGATGTGACTTGTGCCCACAGACCTGATATGGTGTTCTGTTTCTCTTCTGCAATAGCACCAGAGATATTTCCATTGACGGAATTACGGTTTGCCAGCATAAGAGATACAAGAGAGCTAAGGCCAGCCTTACTACTCATCTTGTTCGACACAGCTTCGATACCAGTCCCAATCTCTTCGGCAACCCCTTTATCGCCACCGGCAGCGGCAAGTAAGGTTGCAGCGGCGCCAGGTTGAGCAGTGATTCGGAAAAGATTACCGACAATAGAGGCCATTTGGTTTTCAGGTATGCGCTGGGCCATTTCGATTAAGATGTCGGACATAGCACGATAACTACCATCTTCTTTGAGGGTAGTGATCCCGTAGCTTTGTTTCATCATATCCAGAACTGCCTTCTGATTTTTGTTTGGCTTAAAGAGGTTCTGATACATCATACGGAGAGCAGTACCAGCAGATGAAGCCTGAATACCAGCATTACCCATGACACCAAATAATGCCATCGTATCGGCAAAAAGATTGGGGTCATTACGGCCATACATATTTGCCACACCACCACCATATTTTGCTGACTCGGCCAACATCATAAGGTCGGTATTAGATCGAGTAGCGGTTGTAGCCATAATATTTGCTGCCTCACGCATACGATCAGGAGCAATCTGGAAGGTGGTCATAATATTGGTCATCTTATCGGCAGTCTCGCCCAAATCAGAATCTCCGATAAGAGCAAGGTCTGCGATAGGTCGAATCGCTGCATTAATTGCATCTATATCATAACCGGCCATAGCAAGAAAACGAGCAGCACTGGCAACTTCAGGAGCAGAGAATTTTGTCTTGACACCAACATTACGCACAGTCGCTTCCATATTCTTGAATGAATTTTGACTGTAAGTGTCAGTACCATTCTGAAGTATGGCCTGGGTAGTGCGCATTGTGTTCTGGTACTCCATAGCCTGACTGAATGAGCTTCCGATTGCTGACATTGCACCACCAATCGCAAACATCACGCCCATACCCTTGGCCATATCCACAGCCATAGGTGTGCGAACACCAAAAGAAGTCTGGCCCGTAAATGGATATGCCCACCTACGAGAACGGTCAAAGAATGGTTTTGGCTGCCCAGTTCGTATAGGCACCATACCAGTGCCGCGAGATTGTGTGGGCTGGCCGACACCATTGATCTTAGCTACATCGCCTTCAAGTTTATTGATTTGACTTTGCAACGCCCAAGGCACCGCCACACTTGCTTTCTGCATCTGAGTTGATACTCCTTGCAGATATTTCAGCATTTGTGTAGCCTCCATTCCCGGAGTGGGCATAATACCAGTGGTCGCTACTGCTTGACGGAAGTAACGACGATGTTTGGTGAGCATATTCAGTTGCTCTTTGTTTTGGGCAAAGGGCAACATCGCATTTTGAGCCTGAGCTTGTAAACGAGCAGCTTTCTGAATATTAGACTCACTTGGCTTACCCTTGGGATTTATTTGAGCCAATTTCCAGCCATCTGTATATCTTGATACAGCAGCTCGCGCTGAAGAATGTTGTTGAGTAGCGGCAGAAAGAGCATTACTTGACATCGTACCATATCGAGCCATCAATGCTGTTTCATGCTGAATTGCATTAGCGAATGGGGCTTGTGCCTGACGATATTGGTCAATTTGAGATTGTAGTGCGGCTTGGGAGGATTCTATTCTGGCAATGGCGCTTCTTTGATTTTTATTAGGCTTTTTCAAAGAAAGAAGCGGTTTTTTCATTTCCTCAAGCTGTGCCATCTGTTTCAAATATGGCTCCATTTGCTTTTGGATAGCTGCATATTGTGTCTTTGCCGCTTCCAAACGAGCATTAGACTTCCCAGTGCTACGAGCAATCTGAGACTGGATTCGTGCTACGTTTCCTCGCGCATTACTTTCATCTCCCCTGAGTTTTGCCAGGTATTGCTGTTGTTCAGGATTAAGATATGATGTAAGATCGTTAGCTCTAACCCATTTATATCCATTAGGCGCAGTGTGAGCTGCCGGAGCTGAAGAGCCCCAAGCAACTTTATTTTTACCTGTTCCAGCAGTAGTGGGAGCTAATTTTCTTAATCGTTCTTCTTCGGCAAGCTCATAAGGCGTTTTTTGAGCAAAAGCAGCCATTGCATTTCGCTTCATTTGGTCAAGCTGCCACGCCCTTCTTCGTTGTTGATCTGCAATCTGAGTTGCATAATTTGAAGGAAGTATACCACCCTTGGCTAAATGTGCTCCAAGTTGATCTCTATATTGTCTTGGAGTCAAAGGTTGATGGCCCGTGTGTCCTGCCTGCTTACCACTCTTTTGAGCAACGCCAACACCAGCAGTCTTTGGAGTTGTGCCAGCCTGACCAGCGGCACCTCCAGCTACACCAGAAGCAGTGAGCTTGATATTCTGAGGACTGGCAGCCTTAACAGCTGTAATAAATTCCTCCAGTTTTGCGATTGCCGGCGTAATATTCAAATTAAGTTTGATGGGAGGAATACTGCCGGCCATCTTTTTAATTTGTTCCTGTCGGCCAATAACACCCTTCTCCCACATCAATTTAACCGCAACGGGTATGGTCTGACGTGGGATGCTTTTGATTTGACTGATTATGTCTTTGGTATCAATCGTTGCAGTTATAGGAGTTGTAGTGCCTGACTTCTTTCCTTTAACTGGAGTAGAAACTGGTGTTTCCTTTGCTGTGGGCGCAACAGTAGTGCCAACCACACTCGTTTTGGGGTGTGGTGTGGTTGAGGTGGCAGCACCAGTGCTTTTTACTGGTTTGGGGGCAGCCTTTGCTTGTTGTGCGGCTAAGGTTTGTAACTGCTGCTGGGCTTTATCAGTTAATAAGTTTACCCTAACATCCAAAGTTGGTGCAGGAATTGATCTTACAGATGCAGCCACCTGATCGGCCATTATTTTTACATTGACCGGGATAGCTTCTGCAACTTTACCTTGGATTTTAGTGATTTCTCCTACAACTGATATTACCGGGGGTTTGGCTGTAACATTGATTTTTGAGAGATTGCCTACAATATCAAGAGCCAGAGGTTTTACAGTTTTTGTAACTGCTTGTGCCGCTGCGGTAGATTTTCCCTGAAGAGTTCGGACAATATTCTCTTGTTCTGCTCGATTAGCCTGATATGCCGCAAGCGTTTTAGTATCACGAGTAATTTGCCCTTTTATCGCGGGAGTACGCTGATCTTCTGGAATGGCTCGATTTGCATCAAGACGAGACTGGATAGGAGCGATTTTATCATTCCAGACCTTAATCTGCTTTTGAGCATTTGTGAGCTTAGTCTTTTCATCCTTGGTAAGAGCAGAAACAAGACTGGATGATTTACCAGTTTTAGTCTTGTTGTCTTTAGGAGTGAATGGAGCAACGACAGCAGCACTTAGGCCGGCAAGACGTGTGAGTTGAGCTTCAGCAGCGGCAAATCCTTCAGTATTCAGTATCGGATTGATATTGAATGTGCCTTGTGATTGTAAAGCCTTTAGTGAAGCCTGGATTTGCTCTATAACGGTCAATGCGCCACCAGCACCAGTGGCATTGCCTCTGATGTTAACTGTAAGAGCCTTACTTTTTGCATCACCAAATGCTTTCTTCCATTCTCGGATAACGGCTGGAGTGACATTGGTGAGTTTTGCCGGCTGAGATGCGGCAGTTGATTTAGAAGTAGGGGTAGCTGCAATTTTTGATTGAGCCTTTGCAGCCTTTGCTTGTTGTGCGGCTGTTTCCTTTTCAAGTTTTTCTGCAACAGCAAGTTCAGCTTTACACTGCTGAATACGCTGCTGATACATTCTTTTTTGAGCCTCTAAGTTTGTAAGTCTCTCTTGGTAAATTGCCTGCTGTTGAGCTGTGGCTTTTGCTAATCCATTTTTGTTCATCTGGATTAGACCATCACGACCTCTTACAACGCTGCCATTTTTATTTTTTTTAGGTGTACCTAAGAGTTTATCTAACTCTTTGTTATACGCCTCAATATCCTTCTTTATGGCTGCAACTGATCTGGTTCCACCAAGAGCAGAACCAATACCTTTTTGAGCTACTTTTGTACCAGCAGTGTTTCCTGAAAGAGCCTGGAATATTGCTGTGTGCATTTCGGCGGCGGCACTACGGACTTGTGTCACCATAGCTCGCAACTGATTATTAAAAGCACCTACATCAATTTTCGGTGCAAATGTCATTTGCGAGTTTTGTTTGAGCTGATATACCGACTGGCTAACCTGAGTGATCGCAGTTTTAAGCGTATTCATTGGGCCTTCAAATTCCTTTGCGATATTCGCAATAGATTGAAGCCCCTCGGCCGCCTTGGTTACATCAGCAATAATGTCATACCTGACGATGTAATCTTTATAATCTGCCATTGGTAGTAATGCTTAATGATTTGCTACCTATTAATAGTCAAAGAGAAGCCCCAAGTCGTTTTACTGACCTGGGGCGAGTAGTTTATTTGATACGCTTAAACCTACAATATCTTAATTTATGTCATGTGAGACTTCTTCCGAAAGGAATCCGCTATAATTGACCGGACCAATTTCCAGTTTCATAGAGATTGAATCATTTTCCAGAATCTCATCATTTTCTAAGAATGTTACAACACGGCCATTAATCTGATTTTGACCTTGTTTATTTCTCATTACAGAGTCAAGAATGGTATTGATAGAGTCTGTTATGATTGCGATAGAGGTTGCACTAATGTTGTGGGTGCCTGGAATGTAAATGTGATTGCTGTTGACATACGGGATAAGTGCCGTACACATTGCTCTACGGCATTTGTGCATTACCCGGTTATTGGCTATTGTGCTGAAGTCACCTTCGCATAAAGTTTGATCACTACTGAGGAAATACGAAGCCTCCAGCCCCTCATAATCTATTGGAATGATGTAGCCTCTGGATGATATGGTATTGGCCCATACTCGGTGTACGCTATCCATCGGAGTGCCGGTACTACCCACTCCCCATTCCGGATTATTAAAGCCCTCGTTTTTGTTCAAATCACACTTTTCAATAGATGCAATACTTTCTTCGGCGCCACATAAAGCAAGACAAGCCATAATCAATCCCAGTGATGAAACTGGGGCCTGAAGAGGATTGTTGCTTTGCATTTGATGGACTTCCTGAGAGCCATTTTGAACAAGAGCAATAGATACTTTCGGACAATTCAATTCAATAGCGTTGGGAAGTTGTTTATAGCGGATTTGATCGCCACCTATATAATTGGTATTGCCACAAAGCACAATATGAAGAGGCACCATAGTATGAGTTGAGACACCGATTTTTCCATTAATCTCATTAGCTTGGGCCTGAAGATCTGTTATAAGTGATGTAAAGCCCATTGTGCCATCAGACTTCTTATTCCATACTGGCTGGGAAGTCCACACTCCAATATGAAATATCCGGCCACTGGTCTGTTGCTGCATATATTGAAGTACATCCCAGTCCTTAGAACAATCTGCTATTGCTACATACACAGTCTGATTATCTCCAATAAAATCAAAAAATTGAGCGAGATGATAATAGAGAAGGTTATTCAGAAAGCCATCATTCTTAATGCCTAATAGAAGTGCATCATCCATATTTTTAACACATTGTATCTGTCCGTCCTTGAAATTATGATATAGTAATGGGAAACCGTCAAATGGTTTGTCAAAACCACTTGTATCGAACAAGAAGGCTCCTACGCTTTCATCAGTAGGAATATTGAAAGTTAAGTCTGGAGTCTGCTTGACCCCAGTATTTATATAACTGAGTTGTGCCATATTGACTTTTTATAATAATAGTCCAAAAACAAGAATAGGAGCCGTAAAGCCCCTATCTTGAATCATTTTGCACCCCCTGTTAACATACCTACCATATTGGCCTGCTGAACTACGAACATTTGAGAATGCACCCAGTAGGCATTTTCTGACCAAAAGGCAAACTCATCATCTGTCATTTCATTGAGGTCCAAATGAGGATAGTAGTATGTCATCAGTGCAAGGCGTTGTCTATACACATCCTCTTTGCCTATTCGACAACGCTCTATTTTTTTACCATGTCGGCGTTGCGGGAGTCGATGATCTGCGAAAGCTGACCCATAGTTCCGTAGAGGAAGAGCTCATCATCGTCAACAAGTTCACGGTCGCCGGCGAGGAATACGTTGGTTGCAAGCATCTTGTTGGCCTGAACCACGTCCTTCTGAACGAAGTTCATATATTGGCTGAAGTGCATGAGGCTGGGGCGGCGCAGATAACCGATATACAGCGGCTTTTCATCGCCTTCTTCGCCTTCGACGATGACGATGAAGATCTTGCGGAGCTTGTGCTCGGCCTTCAGAGCTTCGGCCTTCTTGACGATTTCTTCACGGATTTCGAGTGGAACGTTCACGTTACCGGCCAGTTCGATTGCGGGCGCAGCCTGAGACTCAGCTACAGCTTCTGCATTTTTCTTTTCTTTTGCCATTGTGTAGTTTATTTGGTTTTAATGTTAAAAATCAGTTTGACGTTTTTGGCGTCGTCAATATATAATAGTAAACCTTGAAAAAAATATGAGAGAGCGGCCATTTCTGACCACTCTCTCCAACTGAAGTATAACAAGAAAACCGATTAGGCTCCACCGTAGAGCTCGTGTGACCAGCTCATGTTTGCGTTGCTCTGTACTTTGCCGGTGTAGATACGATGCGGATGGAGATCGAACTCTCTTGTGATAGAGGTATCGTCCTGATTTGCATCCATACCACCTTCGGCCAGAATACAGCCTGCGAGGGTGACGGTTTCGGTAGTGACGTTTGCGGCTACGTCGTTTACCCACGAGATGATGAGGTTGAACTCACCAAGACCCAGAAGTGTGCCGTCCGTTGAGCGGTCGCGGAGGTCAACCTGAGTGCCATAAGGCAGTGTGATACTTGCCTCATAGGTCACGTTACCGAAACCACGCTTACGGGGTTGGCCACCAAGTCCGTAGATAGACTCGATCTTACGTTTAGTGTCCCACTTGATAGCGGTACAATCAACGAAAATCGGGTTCTGAGCACTCTCGCCATCGAGGTTGGTCTGAAGTTGAATCATCGACCAACTGTATGCTACATTATTGATTGTTGCTGCCATTGTTGTATTATATTATTTGATTAAACATTGGCTTTAGATGGAGTTGGAGAAGCCCTCAGTGACCTTGATCTCACCGGTTACACCCAGCGGAACGAGGCTATAGTGAATATCTATAGCGTCGGTGTCAAGCACGTTCTGATCGGGATCAATCGTGCAAGTACGTCCACTTACCTGGGGTTTTGCGGTGCCGGGTTCGACCATATTCTTATCCAAAGCCTCGATAACGATGTTCTGGAACTCTGCTACGACAGAAGCCGAAAGTTTGCCGGAAGTGATGTCAACTTCAACATTGGAGTTGACGCGGGGAAGAAGCGCCCTACGAACTACGCGACGGCTCTTGTGCATTACTCGACAACGAGCAAGGGAACGATAGTCACCGGTGCTGAGAGTCTGGTCGCTGCTGAAGAAGATGCTATTTTCAAGACCATCGTAGTTCACCAGGAACACATAGCCATTCTTGTGAAGGTATGCGTTACGCTTGGTATAACCAAGAGTCTTGATATTGGTGAAGGAAGATTCAGCAGCATAGGTCTTGTTCTCTGCGTCCTCGACGAGATTGCCGAAACCAAGCTCTGCATCCTGCATCACAGCAGCGAGATTGAAGCTGGCGACGTGTGCGATACTTTCATTGGCCGGAGCGACTGCAAGACAACCGAGAGCTGCACCTACACATCCTACGGGAACATAAGATACAGTGTCAGCAACGTGGTTGACAGCATACATAAGCTCATGGACGGTATCGGTGGGTGCCTGGCCCAGAAGAGCTGTTACCTTGGGCATATCCAGACCGCTCAGATCAGGAAGTTTCTTGATGTCGATTACAGCCTCATTGAGAATGGGTGCTGAAAGCAGCATATTGAGAGGAGCATTGCCCTCATAGTTGGTAATACCAACCTTGCCGCCCAGAACTTCTGCAACAGTTTCGAGCTTCGCACAGACATTACCGGCCTCTACGGAATAGGAGCCATCCTTATTCTTCTTGGCAATCGGCTTGCCAGTCCAGACACCGATCTGATAGATAATGCCGCCGGATGCAAGCTGCATCAGTTCAACGGCCTCAAAATCGGGATCCTCATCGCTGTTCATAAATGAGACAAAAATGCGCTGAGTGCCGCCGGCCAGACTGAAGAAGCTGTCAAGATGATATTTTGCAATACCAGCAAGAACAGTATCGTCGATACCGGCCTCAGCTACATCCTTAGTGGTATTGAGCTCCACGACATTGCCGTTGGCAAAGGTTTGAGCAGCGAGTGTGTCTTCACCCAGAGCCTTGTCAAGACCTCCTACGATACTGGTATCGAAGATGAGGCCGACAACATTCTCAGTGCTAAGAAACACGTTGCTATTACGCTTGCCGTCAATGTCAGTGGTAAAAACTCCACCTAAATTTGTATTCGTAGCCATTATGAATTATTTTTTATTGTTGAAAAATTTGTTTTTGAGAAGTTTTGCGCCTTTCAGCAGATACTGGGGTGCGCCTTCGGGATGCACAAATCCCTTCGGGGTAATCCAGATTTTTTCATACTGAGGATAGAGACGCATCAGCTCTGCATCACGAGAAGAAATCTCTTCAACCGGTTCGCTCTCTGTCGAAGCCTTTTTGGTTTTAGCCGGCTTCTTGGCTTCAGGAGCTTCTTCGATCTCTTCGATTTCATTTGACGGCTGTGTTTCCTGCTCTGGAGTGGGTTCTGAGGGGGCTGCCTCTTCTCCGACCTGAACATCAACCACAACTGCATCTTCGGCTTTCGCTGTTTCGTTTTTTTTGTTTTTAGCCATAGTTGTGAAAGATTTGAGTAAGGCGGCTGTTACACCGCCTTACAGAGTTGTGATTGATTACGCGGCGGTATATTTGAACGGAATATGAGCCGTGATTTCCGACGGGCGAACGATATTGACATCCATTTTGAGAAGAGCCTTGAAGAAGTAAAGCTCAGAGTTGTTCTGGAGCTTGTCGACCTGAAGGACATTCTCATCGTTGACGTAATCGACACCCATCCAGAGGTTCGAGTCAACGCCGGTGGTGAATACGCCCATGAAGATTGTATCGTTGGGAAGAGCAACCATAGGAATGATGCGCTTGCCCTGGAAACGATGCTCGTTCTCCTTGCGGTTGTCGTTGTATTTCATGGTTTTTGCCGAGAGATACTTGTTATAAGCGTCCCAAGACTTGTAGTCCATGAGGATGACGAGACCGGCCTTCTTGCGGATCTTGGGTGCAGTGGCTTCCCACATTGAGTAGAGTTCATTCTCTACAGCTTCACCATCAGCAAATGTGCCGGTACCGGCGATGTTGACCTGACCGCACTTTGCATCTTCAGAAGTAGCGGAGGCTGCGGCGTTCATGAGTACACGGGCGATAGCTCCGTTAAAATACTTCATGGGACCAGCCTCTGCATCACCACCGATTTCGGTTGCACCGGCTGCAACAGAGTCGTCGCTGCTTGAAATCTTTGCGTGCTCTGTGGGAGTAGCCGAACACCAGATTGCCTGGTTGATATATTCCTGCTCCTGCTCCATAAGCAGACGAATCATAGTCGCCTGAACCTTGGGATCGAGTTCGCGGAACACCAGATTGCCGGTGGGCTGGAACGGTTTGTAATACTGCTCGAAGTCGCGGGGGTTGAACTCCAGATAGATCATAAAATCTTCCGGTGTCAGATAGCGCTCTGCAAATTCGTATTCGCCCACACTTGAAACAGGTGTTGCGACGTGATCCTGGATAATCTTCCCGAGGCGAACATGCGGAAGAGCATACTTTTTCTGAATACCCGACTTGACATGAATAAGACCCTCCTTGTAGGTCTCATTCTCCTGGGCGACAAGGGTCAGAAGATCACCAAGGACTTCACCAGTATAGTTACTCTGACCCGCGTTAAAGTTAAATACTGCCATTGTTAATTGTGAATTAAATATTAATGATTGATTTGCTGGCGATTAGTCGAGGGTCTTGAACTTGAAGTCTTTTCCCACAACATCTTCGACCTTGGCCTGAACTTTCTGCTCTTCAGTCTGGAGGCCGTCTTTGGCGGTGTCCTGATTGGCCCGAGAGATGATCTGACCGAGATTGTCACGAGCCGGAATTTTGGCGAGGATGCGTTCTGCAAGTGCAAAATCGCTCTGAGCCATCTTGACGTAATCTTCGCGGTCATCCTTGCTGATTTTGCAATCCTTGATTGCCTTGTCAACGAGGGCGTTGATCTTGTTCTCCTGAGCCTTGGCCTCAGCTTCCTGATAGACCTTCAGAGCGTCCTTCGCCTTTGTGAGATCGGCGGTCAGATTGCTGATTGAAGTCTTGGCGCCGGTAAGCTCTGCATTTGCAGTAGCCAACTGTGCTGTTTTCTCATCAAGAGCTTTCTGGATAGCTTCGGTCTTATCAGCTTTAGCTTTGAGCTCATTGATCTTCGCCGAAATACTCTCGACGGTAGCCTTCTCTCCAGTCAGTCCGAAAAGAGCGGCAAATACTGTGATTTCAGTTTTATCCATTGTATTTAAATTTGATGTGATATTCTGTTCGTTAATAGTCGTTGAAGGAAGTGTAGGTGCCACCAATCCATAAATCGCCTTGATTTGTCCGATGTCTTTGGTGTTTTTCAAAGCTGCCTGAATCTGATCCTTGACAGCTTTAGGGGTTTCAATGATGTGTTCTGCATCGACAAAGCCTTTTTCAAGAGCCTGAGCAGCTGTGAGAAATGTTCCATCTTCCCCCTCTTGGCCATTCATTATGTTTTCAACCTCTTCTTCGGAAAGGCCAAAACGCTTGACATAGATGGTTTTAAGCTGCTGAGTGAAGGCTTCGGTGGCTTGGTTGTATTGCTTCTCTCCGTTTGCATCACAGAATGGATTGTGAATCATCAGAAGAGCATAATCTTTCATAAAAAGCTCATCGCCAGCGGCCCAGATGATAGATCCCATTGAAGCTGCCAGAGCGTCGTTGATACACTCTGTGCGAATTTTACAATCCATGATTTTTGAGAATACGCTCATTCCCTCGATGACACTGCCACCGACAGAGTTGATATGGATGCGTATTACGCTGGGATTTACATAATTGACGAGATAATCAAATTCCCAGAGAAATTCTTGAACACTCCAGTAATCGACATCAGTGTAGTAGCAAATATCGGCAGGAGCACCAGCGCAATAAGCTCCTTTGATAAACTTAAATTCTTTATTTTTTGCCATTGTTGCTCGATTTTCTTAGTAATAGTGAGCAACAAAAAAGCCCCTGCGGTTGACAGGGGCTAAAATTCAATATTACAGTATTTTATGTTTCATTTTGGTGAGGTATGTAATCAGTGGCTTCATCATAAGTTCTGGGATGATCCAAATTGTTATGCCCATCTGGATTAACACCTTCGATAGTTGGGTCTTGGTCAGCATGATTGGTAAATGGAGGGCAAACAAATTTTTTATAAATCTTGTTACGAGTAGTCCAAATATTCCTTTGCTTAAACCATATTTCATAGGTCATCCAGCAAGGTTGTAATCCGTGATCGAAACTCTCCATTGGATCTACATATTCCAACTGACAGCGTTCTTGCAGACATTCGTACTTGCTAATACTTTCCTGAATAGTCTGATGAATACGCTCTGCCACATAATACACTCCCATATCATGCCCATCCTCATGGACGTTCAAGCTGTTCAGGATGAAACGTATTCTTAACTCTGCTCGCCCTTCATTAATTCGAGATTGTTGGACTAAGTATCTCCAATTAATGAAGTGAACAAATGCAGCTGGGAACCCCAATGTCTCTTCTTTATTACCACTGGGGGAAATGATACGCTCGTATTGGCCATCATCTATTTGAACCGTTCTGAATATTTTAGGACTATTTGGAACCCCGTATTCCCAGGTTACTGAGCGAAGAATCTCTTTCATAGCCTTCAATACATCCATAGGCCCATTAGATTCAACCTGAAGAGGCTTTTCTTGCGGCTCTTGGGGTTTATCTATGGGCGGTGCAACGGCACTGGTTTTATTGCCACTTATGACTTTATTATTTTTCTTATCTATGATCATCGTTCAGTCTTTATTGATAATAGCTTAGGTTTTCTTGACAAGGAACACACTATCAAAGAGGTATAATTTCATCATCTTCCTCATAAAGCTGTCAGTAAATGGATTCAAGTAAGAAGAATGACCCATAAACTGTCTCTTGATATATGATTTTGGCTTATGGCCATTCCACGCACTTCCGTATGTACCCTTTCCCTCATTATGATATCCGGCATAGCATATACTATGTTTTTTATGATGAGCAGAGTTGGCCGGTACGACATCAGTATATATTCTTGTTTTGGCAGTTCCAGCATTTTCATCCATTTTGAGAGAGTTGTATAAATCACCATACTCTTTCAAAATTCGATTACCAGTACCTCTACTGGCACGTTTCTTTAGCGTATATGCTGATAATGGAGTCCATCTACGAGAACGGTTGCTATAAAATTGTTGATATTTGAAAGAGTTTTGAAACACCTTCATCGCTCTTCGACCAACTACTACACGGAAATTTTCTGACTGAACACGAAGTGCATAGAGGCTTATCTGAATTTGACGGATCCATTGTTTTGTGCCGTGAAGTATTGTAACGGAGCTTCCAGAGCCCCTTTTGCCTTGGCTTATATCAGAACCCCAACGTCCACTGGATGAGCCTTTGCGCACAACTCCTTTAGAGTCAAGATAGCTAGCACGACCCCAGTTATAGTTTGGATTGGAGCCACCTTTAAGTGACATAGGCTTGGCCCAAGAAGCCAAATGGCCTTGTCGAGTGGTGAACTTTGCTCCAGAACTGAAGTATTTGCTATATTGTTTAGGAAAAGCAGCACGACCCTTTGCAGTACCACCATTTTGACTACGAAGCCATTGTTGATACTGTCGCTCTCTATGAGAACCAAGACGTTGCCCCTCATAGAAATGTTTGCCAAATTGGGTTTTGACTTTACTGGGGTCAAACTTCTGCCGAGACATAATATTTCTCTCTAAGTCTGGAAACAAAGCCCATAAGCATTTCCGTATCTTTTTCTTTTACTGAGAAATAACTATGGGTTGGCCCAAAAATCCTACCACATTTAGCCAAAGATTCACTATACACGCTATTCAGCTGTTTAGGTTTTACAAGGTCTTTAGCAGAACCTTTGATTTGGCTTAGTTTAGCGTCTGCACGAGGTACTTCCAATATCTCCAAGAAACAACGACAGTTATACTCAATGGGTGGAATCATCCAGGATGGGAACTCATCTCTGGGAGCTGCATATCCTTGTAATGCCATGTGCCAGGGTCTAACTTTTGTATCGTTTTGAGTCCAATACACAGCATAGTCCGTAGCAGACATTTTCATCCACATTGCCGCTACAATTCCAGCATATTCAATATCAGAATTTTCAATAGCAGAATACTGATCATTATACTTTTTACACACAGCAAGCAATTCATCATATTCATCAGAATTGAAGTCAATATCAGTATCTCCAACCATATCCAACACTTCATCATAAAGCTGGTATTCCTCACAAACGGAAAAATCAATCAGATTAAGAATCGCAGCAGTAAGACGGTCTATGAGGTCTTTCTCTTGTTGGGTAAGATTTTCATCTTCAGAGTTTTTCAGAAGTTGAATTGCATTATCCACTTCTATACCCAACCCCTTGACAACGTGCTTAAAAGCTATTTCAGTTCTTAATTCTGAAAGAGCGTAAAGAGCCTCATCCTTATTTTCATTACGTAAGGATTTGAGTAACTGAATAAATAAGGCTACCAAAGACTGATAATCGCTGTCATGTTCGGCTTGTTGCTCTTCAGTCATGGCAGCCTTAGTCTTTTTTACAAGGTCAGAGGTGCATCCGCCTTTTAATGTACCCCTGACAGAAAATTTATACGATTTCGATGATGACCGTAACGTTTATAATATTCTTCATCACTCATTCGATGACCATCGTTATCACCATCACCATCCCAGTCACCAAGGCCGCCTCCACCGGTACCAGCTTCAAAATTGCGCTGCTGGCCGACTTCAACGCCCCATTCCTTGTTGATTTCTTCGGGATCAATCTCATATTTGTCTGTGAGCATATCATAGAGCTTGATTTTATTCTCATCAGACATTTCAACTTTGTTCATGTACTTGAAGTACACATCATCAGAGATTATACCCCAGTATCTGAGGACTGGAACCACTTGCTCATTCATTACGTTCTCAATGCGAGTACGATATGAATTAATACGAGCACGATATATATTTTCGTGAGCTTTGGTAGATCCGACATAAGCCTGAGTAGCACCGGCCATAGATTCTGAACCAAGTATCAGGCTGTCATTCTCTTTATTGGTGAACTCCGCAAGTGTCTGGTAAATTTTTTCAGAGTTGGACGCTGCAAAGGCTTTAATATCAATTTCATCCCCCTTACCAGTTACCAGCACTTTATTCTGAGCTGCCGAACCAATTTTCCGAGCCAGTCTTTGACGCGATTCATTGTCTTCAGCTTCGGTTTTGCCGTGAATGATAGGCTGCCCATAAGTGTGACTGAAGTTTACCCAGTTGCTAACCGTATATTTCTGGGCGAGAATATTGGGCGTGGTTGCAGCAAAAATACCAAACCCACCAGTATTGATAAGAATATAGTTATGTTTATATTGCTCATCGTCTAAATCCCAGCCCGGACTCCATTGACACCAGTGTTGAACAACACGGCGTTGATCTGGAAGAACACAACGGCGTTCAATATTGTTTACTTCCTTCAGCAATCCAGTTTCAGGGTCAAGTTCCGGCATAATTTCAAGAAGAGTATAACCATATAACTCTGCTTCAATTATGCCCTTGATAATCTTTTCAAACTGTGAGCCTTGGCATATTTTTGACTGCTTGGGGTCACGAACCCACTTGCCATCCTCACCTTCACGGGCAAACATATATCGTTTCCCCACTAACTGAGAAAACAGAGTAAGAATTGTGCCTTGAAGATGTGCATTTTGGATATAGCAGGCTTCATATAGATCTATGAGTCTGGAACGGTCATCCATTATGGTGCCGTTCTCAACTTGACTTACGACACTTTTGTATCTGCATCGACGTGTCAGTTCTTCGGTATATTCAGTAATGGTCTTTTTGACAAGGTTATAATGTGCAACCAAAGCCTCGTCAGTAAAGAAATTACCGTTTGAATTATTTTCAGTGCGTTTACGCATAATCTTGATTTTATTGGTAATAGTCACTCTGTATAGTTGGCCGGAGAATACCTGAATACCATAAAATCATTCAGTACACAGTCAAAATAAAAAAATTCAATTTTTTTATCACAGAATATCAGATAGTTATAGAGACGGCGGTTTCACTTTGCCCAATCTCACTATACACCCAATACTATTATATATAGGAGTACATCAAAACCTCCCTTAAATTGCAGTCAAATGACGAATTGGAAAAACTTAAAGAGTAATCCTCCGACAGAGAGTTGTAACATCTGCTTGAAGATTGGCACTTCCTATGATACCTATTTCTTTAAGAGATATACCAGTTATAGTTGGGAGTTAACTAAATTTCCACAGGTTATAAGCCCGGAGAAAGTGCCTGACCACGCCCTTTACATCAATCTGGATGAGGTAAAATGATGAATAGCAGTTGTTAATTCTAAATCACATTATATGAGAGCTTTTATTGAAGCAAAAGTAAAGTTCAAAAAGCAGATGCAGAATGGAAAGATTAAGGAGGTAAGCGAACCTTACCTTGTGAAAGCCTTATCTTTTACTGAAGCTGAAGCTCGCGTTACTGAAGAGGTGCGCCCCTATATTTCAGGAGAATTTTCAGTATCTGCCGTAACAAAGTCTAATGTCATTGAAGTCTTTTACGACCCTGAAGGCGACTTCTGGTATAAAGTTAAGGCCAATTTCATAAGCCTTAATGAAAAGACCAATACGGAGAAACTGACTTCTTCCTACTACTTGGTTCAGGCGCACGATTTTCGCAGTGCGTATGACAATTTCCTGAAAGGGATGAAAGATACAATGGCAGATTTCACAATCGCCAGTATCACGGAAACCAAGATTATGGATGTGTTTGAGTAAGACTATGGACTACAAGACCACAATCCTAAAAAAAGAAATCCAGACGGATGAAACTTTATTGCCAGAAATAGCGGGATTGCATTTTGGGTTCTTAGAGGAAAACAGAGCCGTATTCGACTATACAGCATATATCGAAGAAAACAAACTGGTTCCTATTGATTTCAAAGTGTTCATGAGAGTTAATAAGCATTTCATAGAAACACTGGCAAAATCTAACGATAAGAAAACATCAGAATTGTTTTTTCAAAATACCAATGGTCACATATTGGTATCAGCAGAATTGGTCTTCATTTTCTTAGCGTTTGTGAACCCTGAAATGTTCCTTTATTTCAACAGCCTCTTGACTGATGTCATAACAGATGGTGTTGCATATAGCAATGGGTTTGTGTATAGTATGGCCGCTAATAGGATTCCGTCAGATGTTCTAAGTGATTTAATCAAAGAAAGAGAGAATGACGCAGCCGGAAGTAAATAATAAACCGACCACCATTGTGGCTTTTGATTCGTCTTACGTATTAGTGGCGATATTCAAATCCATCAGTGAGGCCGCTACTTTGACCAATACTGTGCGCCAGTCCTTAATCAAAGCAGCCTATGGAGATATAATCTCTGTCAATAAAAGATACTGGAGAGCGGTGCCCACCGATTTTCAGATTGAGCCAGACGATGTGGGTAAACTGACATTATTTGAATTTGATGCGGCTGTTGGAGAAGATCGAAAGATTTATTCAACCCGAAAAATGCTCAAAAATTCAGTAATGCTGGAAAGTGAGTACATAGCTCTCCAAGCAACCCAAGGAAAATAATACTAAATTTACTGTAATACAAAAATGAAAGTAGTTCTTTTATCATCGGGTGCCAAAGTGCCCAAAAGAGTAAATGATTATGCCGCTGGCTATGATCTCTTTACTCCCAAAGACTCAGTTGTCAAACCGGGTCGTAACCTCATACCCATCGACATCTCTGTTGAACTGGATCCACATACTGAGGGCGAGATAAGACCTTGTAGCGGATATTCCATATACGGAATGAAAGGTTTTTCTCTTGAAGATCTCAATACTGAAAAGAGATTTGATGCGGATGTTATCGTCGGGACAGTGGACGAAGATTATCGTGGCGTGGTCGGTGCGATCATCAAAAGCTATGAGGACAAGCCTTTTGTTATCAAGCAAGGTGTAAAAATCGCCCAGCTCGTAGTCAAAAACTATATCGGTAAACCCTTCGAGATTACTTCAGAGCTTTCCGCAACAGAAAGAGGAAGCAAGGGTTTTGGAGAACTGGAACACAAGTGACCCCATTCTTAACTACCTAATAGGGCAGTAGCCCAAGGAGCGTCATGTGTCATACACACGCTCCTTTTTTCTATATAATTAAGGTGTGTCTTTTGCGGAAGTGAAACTTATTAAAATTATAACACATTCTAAACCAGCAATAAAACATAAGTTTAACATTTTTTAGAAAGTGAAACTACAAAATTATTTGAAGGTTTCACTTTTTAAGATTAATTTTGCGAAACCAAATTCCAAATTGTATGAGTAAAAAAGGAAGTGTCACGACGGCTGACTACTTGCCGTATGCAGATTATCAGAAGCTTGTTCAAACTCTGATAGACGAAAAGAAATATTGGTGGGCCTGCTACTGCATCTTGTCATTTTGTACTGGATTGCGGTTTTCCGATGTATGTAAATTAAGGTGGTCTGATGTTCTTGATCAGAGAAAGATTGTCATCACAGCCAAGAAAACCAACAAGACCCATGTTATCCCTATTGGGCAAAATGCTTCTGACCATTTTACTTCTCTTCATAAATTGATGGGTAAACCCTCTAAAAGAGACCTTATCCTTGTCGGTCAAAAAGGAGAAGGAAGCAAGCCGGTATCTATTCAATATATCAATCGTGCATTAAAGAAATGGGCAGTCAAGTATGACTTGGATATTGACAACTTCAGCACTCATACATTTAGAAAGACTTTTGGAAGATACGTCTATGACAAAGGCGGTAGGGATGAAAAGACACTGATGTATTTGAACAGAATCTTCAAACACACCAGTTTAGATACTACTATGATATATCTCGGAATTAGAGATGAAGAAATCTCCAATATCTTCGATTCTATAAAAATATAGGTATGAATACTGGGAGTAGAATATTGAGCAAGCTCACATATTGCAAACTCTGCGGAAGTAAAATATGGATGCAGGGCTACAATATCCGAAGCCACATTACCCACATTATGAAAAAAAATAATGTGTGCTATGAATGTGCCTTCTGGGAAGAATTGATCGCTTATCCCCCGGAATATATGGAGGTGATCAATCAACAGTGTTTACGCCTACACCCAGTTGCTAATAAGAAGGACAAAACCTTAACCCTCGGAGGTAAGGGGAAAATGAGATATTTTATGCGTACTGATGGCTCTTTAATTCAATCCAATGATATATGGACTATCGGCACAATACCAGAACGCTTCATATCCCAGTTACCGACAACGGCGGTAGAAATAACCTTAAAGGCATATCGCCAGTTGAAGAAAAGCAGTAAGAAATGTTATGCTCGTGGTTGTATGGACCGATACCATTGTTTCAGATATGATCGAGCATTGGAGAATGATGAAAAAGGATCATTCAATGCTATTCCACCTAAATGGAATGTTGGCGATGAGCATTGTGGTTTCTTCATCAATATCCAGGACATAAAAAGTGATGAGAGCAGTGTTATCAGTAAACCAAATTCCAATGAAGCAGAAAACTGAAGAGTTGCTTAAAAAAGCACAGGAAATCATGGGTGATGAATCAGACTTCCTCATCATTGCCCATAAGGAAGGACAATGTGGCGCCGTAGCACATGGCGATTCAGACACAGTTGCCCAGGCAATATTCTCGTGTATGCACCAGCCTGGTAATCCTATCGGCCAAACACTGTATCGTATCATCAAACTCAATGTGATGAATATGCTGCGCAATCCATCTATCTATGCAAAGGATATGCTTGACTCTATCGACTTAATAATTCCCGACAATGAGCAGTAAATATCTTCCATACGACGTGTCGGATATAGACACGCTCTTGAATGAGCCTTGGGAAATCAGTGACCAGCCATTCATGCTTCACGCTGCCTATGCTCTGAATTGTCTTTATGACATCGTGGCTCCGGAAGATGATGAGGAGTTCACTCCAGATGATATGTGGGGTAATAAAATTGAGAAAAAGATCCTGGATAGGATGGTTCTTGACATAGAGGCAGACTTCAACGATGCGGCCACTAATCGTAAACCCGTCCGAATATGGGATAAAAGTTATTCAATCAGAAAGGTCAATGCCTATGACCATTCACGCCTTCACTTGATATTCAATTTCCCATTGGAGAATGGGGAGTACACAATCACTAAAGAGGGCGTGTTGAACTTGACTGGCGTTTCTGACCCAATACTTAAACCCTATGATATTTCTAAGGAGCAAGCTCAAATCAATCGCACCTATCTCAGACAGATTATTATGCTGGCTGAAGATGATGAGAACGATGGGTGGGGCCAACTGACCGATATGGAGATTGTCGTTTATTGTTGGGCGCTCTTTTACAACAAGCACCAGTTTGACAATTTTATTCAGTTTAAGAAAGAGTATCAGGATTATCTCTATGTCACTGAAAAGGAGATACTCAGTTGCTTGAATGAGAGGTCCACTCTCAGGCAGAAACCAGTCGGAATGTATGCGTTCTCACATGACAAGATCCAGAAATGGAACCAAGACAACTATCAGGAATCTGCCGCCATCAAAATTCCAGCTTCCAAAGCAGAAGATTACTGGTATGATATCGCGCTGAAAAAGACTTTCAAACCGATAGACCAACGATAAGATGTGGGGGATGGCATTACGCCTTCCCCCTCATCTTTTTTACTTCTTTCATAAAGAGTAGTCCTTCAGTAAAATCCAAGATGTAGTTACCGGCATCCCATCTTTCCTGATGTTTCTTTGCTCCGTTGTCTCGGTCCATTACCAATTCAAAGCGGTCATTCAAGTACCAGTACACATTATTCTTACCTTTTTGGGGCGTTTTGATAAACTGATGGGCACGCTCATTAAATGACAAGCCATTCTTAGAAGTTGCAGCGTGAAGCCTTTTAATATCGGCTTCTGTCGCTTGTCTTAATGGTGTATAGTTTGAATCAATCCAACAATCCATCTGCAACTTATTTCCATAGAGATAAGCGAGAAAATGATGTTTGGAATTGTCTGATTCTAAGTACATTCCCACACCTACCTCATCACTGTTGGGGTATTCTATAGTGGCATAAAAATATTTTTGAGGGGTGTATATCTTGTTAAACTTTCCAGTGCGCACTTGAAAATCCAATCTCTTCTCAAAAACGAGTTTTCTTAACTCAGTGATACGAGACTCTTCCAAAGTCTGTAACCTTTGAGGCTCCAGAACTTCCATATCATTGACAATAAGATTGCCTTCATAATCACAATAAGCAGCCAAGACGATACTGGCCGGAGTGCTGCTACTCACTATCCCCATTGTATTTCCGTAGCTGACCATATCCCCTGCACCGAACCCTGTCTCAATCCATTTTCTGAATTGCCTGTATGTTGAATCCGCCTTGGGATATAATGCTTTATGGATTTTTCCTCCCTTAAATCGCTTACGACAATATTCGAGAACTCTTTGCCAGTCCTCATCTGAGAAATGGCAATCAGCAGTGTAACGATATATCTGATTCAGAGTTTTCATGTGGTATATTCCAGTTTTAACTTGCAAAGTTACTATTAAAAATTAAAACCAGGCGAAATAATTGCCTATTATTTTGACCAAACTTAAATTTTTAATAATTTTGCAATCTGCAAATGAGGATATTACCTATCCCAACGTGATGAAAGCAGTGTTATGAATAGTTCATAACATGAAGCGAATACCCAATAGGGCTATGCTGCCGCCACCAGAGCCGATTGTGATTAAGCTCGATCCTAAACAGCTCAGGGGCGGAATAGTCCTTCCCAAAGTCAAGTATCAGGTACTTGCAACAGTTGAAACCGAAGAGGTTTTTAACGGAATGGTTATACCCATGCCTAAAGTCCTGATATACTTCCTGAACAAGAACGAGCTGATGGTGGTCTCGACAATCATGGAAGAGGCTAATGAAAACGGGGATTGTGCATTGTCGGTCAAAGAACTGGCAATCAAGATGAAATTATCTATCCCCACTGTCAGTGACAGTCTCTATTCTCTACGGCATATCGGATTATTACTGGAAACCCCCAATGGGAAAAGAGGGGGTGGAAGAATCCGTCAGCTAAATTACAAAGCAATCCAACATTTGAATGACCTTGTGGAAAATGAAGATCCAGGCATATACGCTCGGATCCGAACTGCCACGCGCAAAATCAATATCCTCAATCTGACAAAGGATGATGTGAAAAGCGCATACGACACTCATGTGCTGGAACCGGGCCATGATTCGGCAGAGGAAGAAGAATATGATTAAGTGATGAAAGCAGTGTTCCTCAAAAATTGAAAAGATAATGAGCAGACCAATTCATTTTGAGTATCAGCAATTCGGAAACATCACTGTCGTAGCTCTGGATTCAAAACTGAAGGACTATGATTTCAAGCCGGTCAATGTCGGCGGTAAAATGATGGTTCAACTTCCTGAGAAAACCGTAAAAGACTGCCGCAACATAGATGGCTGTATTTATTTCCACCTCGGAAGAGTAAGTGATAGCGTTATGGTTGACCTTATCGAGAATTTCCAGAAATTGAAAATGGAGAAAGGCTGGAAGCCCGGAAAGGGTTTGGTAATTCCTGACAACAAATTCAAGTTCTGATATGAGCTTCAAAGATTACTTGCAATCATTACGCTGGAACAGTTTTGCAAAATATCCGACTCAAGGCTCTGATGTTTACATTCACTGTTTCGCTGGTGACATCCATAAGTTTGTCAAAGTAAGACAATTCAACGCTGTCTGCTTTGACTTTCAGAAAATCGTAAATAACTTTCCACAAAATCATCAATGGCAGTTCTCGTGGCTGCCAGCAGCAAAAACCGAAGAAGATTATGATAACTCAACTTCTCATTAGTGCGGTAATGGCTATATCGCCATTTACTCCAAAGACTCCGGTGTCTGATGTGCCTAAGCAATACGCCATCTTAAACGCCGATGAAGAGCGTAAGCCGACAAACAGACGCGATCGTAGAGCAAACAAGCGCCGTCAGAAATGATAATAACAGTGAGATACAAAAATCGTCAAGATGAAAAGAGCTTATATTTCAATCCCGATATCCGGGGAAGATTATAACAGCCAACGTGACCACGCCACCGCCATAGCCTCCAAACTGAAGAAACAAGGTTATGATGTTGTAACGCCATTTGACATCGTAAAGTCTGTGACCACTCCCTACAATGAAGCGATGGGAAAATGTGTGGCCGGACTTCTGGAGTGTGAGATGATCTATCTCTGCAAAGGCTGGCGGAACTCCAAGGGATGTTCCGCTGAACTTCAGGTGGCCTTGGTGTATGGGCTGGAAGTGATGATTGAATAATATTGGCCAAAGACTATTATCAATCAGACAAGAAAAGTTTTTGTCTCATACAAGAATTTGGTTTTTTCGTGCGCTGGGCTGGGAAGCTCGGCGCATTGTATTTTCAGGGCGCACGTTCTATCCGAAAGAAAGAACCAAAAAGAAAAACAAAAAACAGAAAAAAGAAAAATAAATAAAAAGAAAAAAGAAAAATAAATAAAAAGAAAAAATAAGAAAGAAAGTGGTTCACTCTCCCTCATTCCTTTTCTCCTAAAGTCGAAAAGGAAATTCGGTCGAGTGACCCGCGCACACGCGAGCGCGAACCCAAGGCAAAGAACTTCATAGTATAGCTCCCTATTCCAGTAAACTTAACAAAGTCTGTTTCCCTACATTTCAGTAAACTTTTGAAAAGGCTGTTTAGAGTATTCTGTTTAGAGCTTAGTTCCATTCCCAGTAATTTTATAAAAACTGTTTTGTGATTTTTTGAGAAAGTGTTGAAGGAGTTTTAGGGAGTGGAAGGATTTTTAAGGGGGTATGTTTTGGGAATTTTTCAAAACAATCCACAAATAAGACCGCCGCCCGCCGCCGATCGTGCTGCGCCCTGCACCGGCCCCAAAAACCGACTTGAAAAATAACCCCCGGAAAATTTGGGGCAAGTGATTTGAGAGTTTTCTGGTGTGTCAAAAACCGAAAAATAATATGGTTGCTAAAAGTGTTTATGGACGATGATAGGAAAAATGCCCAAATTTAGGCCATAGGAAGCCCTACAAGTGATTTTGTTGGCAAAGATGTGTAGTTATTCATCCGAGGGTGAGAAGCGCGAAATTTGGGGCATTCTAGACGGTTTTGAGATTTGGGCGAGATGTGGCGTGTGGTGGCTGAGGTCTGGTAAAAATGTGACTGGGATGATAACTGATGAAATATCAGCAGTTTATGAGTAAAAAAGGCTGGAATGAGGGGTTTTGAGGCAAAAATCAGGTTAAAAATTGGATGATACTGGAGTGTTTTGTGGGGCTGAGATGTTTCTGACCCTCTCAGTACAACAACTACTAAAACGAGATTTGAAATTTGAGAAAAATTTACATCTGCCTTCAAGAGCAAGGGAGACACCCACTCCAGTTTTTTATTTATTTTCAGATAGTTAGCTACATTTTCGGCTTATTTTGGTTTCACTTTTGCAATAAGTGAAACATACATTTTTTGCTTGAAAATCGAAGTCTAAATGTTAAAAAGTGTTTAATCTTTGCTTATTGTGTATAAATTGTTGTTTTTCAACTGTTTGGGTAAATTTGATAATTTGGTTTCACTTATTTTTGAAAGTGAAACCTCTTTTATATATAGGTGAAACTCCACTTTTTAACATTTATTTAACACTCCAAAATACCCTTATCCATTTTTGGGACTATCTCAAACATAAAATTTTCCCTTTTCTCAAAAAATTTTCAAGAAAAATAAAGATTTTTACATTACTGATTATCAATCAATTACACCTTTACAAACAACCTTACACCTTAATAGATATAAAAGAATGGGCTTATGAAAAAATTTTTGCCGATAGTGTTGTAACCGTCCACAGACCACTGCAATATTGTGGTGTAAGATTTGAGAAACGGATTAGCTCCTGAACTTCTCAAAAACTTGCAAGAGAACTTTGACATATTGGTGCTTAGTTGCTTTTGGCAATAAGTGTGAAAAGTAAAATCCCTTGACTCCATGAGTGAGGAAAATTTAGCAAATTTTCGCTTTATCCTTTGCAAGTCCATGACTTGCGTATATAGGTAAAAAGTGTGTAAAGTAGCGAAGTAACATACTGTTATCAAAAATTATGCAACAAAATTGTATCGTGTGGGTAAAAACCGCAATAGTGCGGGCGTGTAAAGCGATGCAGCCCCTGCGCACGGGGGAAGAGTGGGAGTAATGCGTCCATTCGGGGGAAACCTTTGTCCGACTTGTAGGGTGAAACGACTCAATCGGATAGCATAGAGCGCAAAAAAGTCCAAAATGTGCAAAAACGGTTGCGCATGAATGCGGTAAAGGCATACCATGCAAGCGCACTGACCGTACCCCTTAGTGGGCGTGTTTGGGCTGACGTAGGAGCACAAGTTACGTCCGTTCTGGAAAATAATGTATCCAATCAACACTTTATAGGGTGAGTCCGTAAAAGCGGCACTGGGAGTGTGGCATATTATGCCCTTGCAATGTACTCCCCACCCACTATTCATTAACCTCAAAGCAGTTGTGACCGCTCTTGTGTGGGGTCACTATATCATCATGGTTACAAATGTAACCCTCAACGCAAAGCAAATCAACGGTGGCTCACGCGAAATCATCTCCAAGACCTCGCAACTCACGCAGGTACTCCGTACCTTTGAGACCCTCTACACCCAAAAACTCCCCTCGTGCGATGGGATGACTGTGGAGGGCTTTATGTCCGCAATGGGCGTGGAGCGTTTCACGACTACCAACAAGTCGGGCAAAGTGACGAAAAAGGGCTACACCCCCGGAACTATCCGCAAGGGTTGGAATGACTCTATGCAGACCGAAGAGGGCAAAATGTGCGTGTTCAAAAACGTGCCGGCGAAGTACAAGGATGAGGACGGCACGGTCTATCGTGTGTTCACACCCGAAGAGGCTGAAAAGATTGACGGCAAGTGCGTTTCACGCTTTATGCTGTCGGAAATTGCCGACGACAAGTGGACTGTCGCAATAATTCTGCGCGGTCTGAAACAGGGTCGTGACTTCAAAAAGTACAATGACCGTTCTGTGGAGTCTGAAATGGCGTGGGAAGAGATGGATAACCTGTGCATCATCCGCGTGGTGGAGGATGAAAACGGCAAACAGAGCCGTGAAATCGTGGAAATCGAAAAGGATGAGGTGTATTTCTGAGCCTCAACTATCGGGTGAACTTTAGCGACATTGGGGGTGCGAGTCCCCCACACTCACTAATCAAAATTTAATGTAATGGCAACAAAAACATTCAAAGGGGTATCTATGCCCAAATCTGAGCTCAACGCCTATGGTGTTGGGCTTTTGCGTTTGAGTGAGGCACATATCAATGCCGAAAACTTCAATCGTGAGGAAATAGAGTATATCGGCAAATGCAGTATCCGCCGGCGTAAGGTGGTGCTGGGTCGTATCGGAAACTTGTGGGGAATTAGTGGGCGAATGGCGGAACAACGTCGCCAAGTAACTGCGCAATTCCAAGCAAACTTGCGGTTCCGGGCGCACTATGTCATCGAAGGAAAACGTGTTACTGTGTTGCACGCTTCAAACGGCAAAAGTGTGGAGCGGGCTATGTCCGATTATGAGTGTCGCGACACTTCTAAGTCTGTGTGGGAAATGAGTGCAAGAGAGTTATTCAAAGCAGTCCAAGGGCGCAGACCGTCACGCAAACACGCTCCCAAAATGGGTCTTTCAACTCGCATTGCCAATGCTGCCCGTATGGAGAAACTTTAACAACAACCCAATAAACTCCAACAAAATGATTAGAACAGTTTATTTCATCTGTGGTCGCCCTCGTGTGGCTGTGAGAGTCGCCTCCTGCTCTGGTGGCAAGTACATCAATTACGCTAACCCTTCAAAATCCAACAGAAAATGAAATCGCTTTTCAAACTCGCTGCGGTCGGCTGTCTTGCCGCCGTTCTCGGTGTCGGCTGTGCCGTCGCCGCTTCTTTCGTGAAATATCAAGACGAAATCACTGCATCGCTTGCGGATTATCCGTCTGAAAACCGCCCTGTGAGCGGAATGTTCTTCTCCACTGAATATGTGGTGGAAGAGTACGAGTATGACGATGCCTATTGTCTGCTCTATGACGATGCCGATGCAAATCTCTTCGAGTGTGAAATCATCGTGGACCTCGAAACCTATCAACTGGTGCGGTACCACATCGAGAATGACAAGAAACTTGTCGGCTCCCTCGTGCTGAATGACGATTACAGTTTTGACGGCGTGGAAGTATTCACCTTTATGCCCGAACCTGAGTTTGAAATGGCAGATGCAAGTGCTAACCTCTAAAATTCTCAACCGATGAAGAAAATCATTCTCACTATGTTTCTGGCGATCGCCGCGATGTCTGCCTGCGCCGCCAATGAAGTCAAGAACGACACTATTCCCGTAAACAATTCGGAGATTGTCAAAATCGTGGAAGATGAAAGCGTCAATTCCAAAGGTAACAAAGTCACCAAGTTCTACTTCCTGTATGACGGTGAACTGATATCGGCTTCCCGTCACGTCGTGGAGTCATACAACCTCTGCAAGAAACACGAGGTAAAATGCCGCCTTGCAGTGGTCGTAAACAAGAAAACCAACCGCAAACGTATAATTCTAAACTAACAGCTATGGCAAATTATGACAAAATGTCTGTTTCCGAACTGGAAATGGAGCGCGACCGCCTCACTGAGAAAATGATGGCGTCAAACGACACCGCCGAAATCGAATTGCTCAGTCAGGATATTGAGGGTATCGAGGGTATTCTCAGTGAGCGTGACCCGATGGCAGAGGATTAAACTGCCAAAAACCAAAACTCTGGTCGGTACTTCATCTGAGGTGCCGACCTTTTTTCTTTCATTATTAAAAACAAAATCAAAATGATACAAATCAACTTTTCAAGCGCACTCACAAGCGTATTCTCTGGGTACACCTCAACCGAAGAACTGAAGTCTGCCGCCAATGCCATCTGCGCTCAGGTAAATGACGCATACAAGGCACGTTTTACTGAAATCACCAACAAGACCAAAACTGCATCAAAGCCTGCGACCGCCCCGGCTACTCCCGCCAAGCCTGAAGCCAAAGCAAAGAAAGAAAAGACCGCCAAGACCAAACCAGCTGAGGCTCCCAAGACCAAAACCAAGACCAAGACCGTCGGCGAAACTGATACGCTTGTGGCAATCACTGACCTCGCCGCTATCAAAAAACTCGGTCTTTCTTTCGTGAAGTACAACGATCGTTGCTGGGTTCTTCGTGGCGACACCAAGCCTCTTCGCAAAATTCTCAAAGAACAGTTCAAAGGCGTGTTCAACAGCCATTTGTCCGGCGGCGAGGGCTGGGTTATCAAAACCGCCAACGTGGATGAATGTGCCAAGGCTCTCGGTATCAAACTTCCCAAAGTCGCTTAATGCAGAATCGGATGAGCATAAGGAGCAGTGTTTGCCCAGAGCATTGCCCTTTATCAATTATTAACATCCATTAATAAAATTCTGAGCCAACAATCTTCTAATAACAAAAAAACGGACTCACAAATGAAACAGACATCAATCGAAATCCTCAATGCCATACTGACCATTCTTGTCGGTATTCTCTCGCTCATCATTCTTTTTTGCCGCAAGATGTGGCTGAAAGTGAGCCGAAATATCCTCAAACCTCATTTCGGCATTGAGACCAAGGCTTATCGGAAGTGGCACGATAAACGCTCTGCCCACATCCAGAAGCTGCTTGACAAAGAACACAAAGAGAACCCCAACATAATTTCATTCGTATGACACCGAATATCACCAAAATAATTCAGACCATGAGTAATATCGTGGCTGATGTCATGACTTCCTTTCAGTCAGATTTTGAGAATTTCGATCGCCCATATATCGAGAATGCCTACAATTCTAAGTTTCCGATGATTTGGATTGTCGGAAAATCTTACACCTATCTCTTGCACTTGGGAGAATATGAGGAAAACTTTAGGGAAAATGAGGTGGCACGATATGCCTACGTTCAGGGTGGAAATCCATTTTTCTCTTTTCTCGACGCTCTTGGTGGCGACCATCTTTTTCTGATTGAGCCGGATGGCGTTCGAGAAATCACTGAAAAGCAAGTGCGTGAAGTTTGCCGTGACATAGTGACTTCAGTTGCTGAGAAGTGGATGAAAGAAAATGGTCCGCTTCCCACAAGAGTTCAAGTACCGGTCAAGTTCTTCAACATCACTCTATCAAAGGTCAAAGAACTGATCCGCGAATGTGAGGCGCACAACGACAATTCTCTCATTGAGATTTTCCGTCGCTTTCACAATTATCGCCGTGTTGCAATAGACCAATATATCCAGATTTCCTACAATCCCGGATATAACGAGTTTACTTTCTGCGAGTACACCAACGGCAAGCAAGGTCTTGTTGGTGGTATCATCTTTCACGGATGGCCCGAAACAGGCTATATGGTTAACGGTTCCTATCAAATGGAGCCAACATACGGCTGGTCATCACACACTTAACTTTTACGACTATGTGCAATGAAATGAAACCCTGGGAACCATATCTTCCAGAGCACGTTTGCCTTTACTATGTGGATTACAACAGTAACCTCGATGGAAACACAAAAAATCTTCAAAAGTGTATCGAGGACAACAATCTTTATCCCATATCAGAATCCATAGATGGATGGTGGGATTTTCCTGAAGGTCAGTATCTCGAAGATATGCAGAGGGCTATGGAGAATGATGATATGGAATGGGATGATGACTGGAGAGATGAAATCATCGAAACCTTGCGTGAAAGAGATGATAGTGACCCAGTAAAAGACCTCATTCACAATACTTCCGACTTACATTGCTATTTCGACCTCGGATATGATGTCGATGAGCCATTTGGAGCCGATGAAGAAGAACAGGAAGAAGAGATTGACAGTATCTGCAAGGTACTGAAAATCGCCAAGGATTCTCCAATGCGTGAAAAGATTACCGGAATATACTATAACGCTTCTTATGGTGGCAGCCTCCGCATATACTTTCCAGCCGGTCTGATGACTTTGCTTTCTGGCAATGGCTGGGATGGCGATAAGGAAGATTTTGAGTCTATTAAATTCAAAGGAAAATTCCGCGTGGTTATCATCGACACAATGAATGGTAGTGGCGATTTTGAGGATGACATTGAACTTGATGTTGAATATGACTTCGACCGCTCATTGCTCGGTGTATCTGAAGAAGATCATTATGCGTTTGAAGAGATTTTCGGTGACGATTGCGGAATTAAGCATTGTGAAACTCCGACATTTGAAAAGAAAGCGGAAGCTGAAACTATCCACGTTGAGAATGAAGCGCTTGCTCAGGAACGTGAAAGACAACAGAAATACAATGACACTTTCAAAGCTGGCAAATGCACATTCGGCGACCGCGATATGAACCGGCATCGTGACATCGAATATGTCAATGCTTTCCCATGTGGCTGGCATTGCCCTCATTGTGGAATGACATGGACCGACTAAAAATATAAAGCCATGAATGATAATCTATTGATTGAAACCAAGGAGATTGGTAATCATCGAATTAAAATATACTACGACGCATGGGGGCAGAGTCCAATCACAAATTCTGATATGGCTGCTCGGTACTTGTTCGAGTATAATGATTGCTATCATCATATTCTTCACGAGGAATGTAACTGGAAAGACTGGTTCCTTGAAAACCGATACTCTCTGGAAGATGCACTGCGCTATATGGCGGCAGACGTTGTGAAGCAGAAAGACATCATCACCTACTACAAAAAGGGTGAGATTGATGGTCTGCGATTCATCTATGATCGACACGAGCGAGAGTGGAAATTACAGACATGGGAGGAATGGTTGGGCGATTGGTTCACTCGATATGAAGTTGAACCGTATGACCTTAAAAAATATGATTGTCGTTCTGAATTAGTCGAATGTCTGAGTAAAGACGAACTCATATCACTCATCCAAGATTGTGCTAAAGATTTTGTCATCAAAGAGTGGAGCACCACCGGATATTCTCAGGGTGATTTTGTGAAGGGTGTGGCCTATATTTCGAAAGAACGATATGACAAAATGGTCGGAGACACAGGCAAGCCTTGGAAAGAACATGCCGATTATCTCATTGACTTGGAGGTCAAAGAAATAGGAATGTGGATGTGGGGCGATGTCATAGGTTATGTCCTTGAAAAGAAAGTTCCATTCACCAAAGTTTATGACGATGAAAATCGTGAGGACGAAGAGGATATTGAGTGGGAAGAGGTTGGCTCCTGCTGGGGCTTCTTTATGGAAACCGAAGAACTCATTGATGAGGTGATTTCGGAATACAGTCTAAAATCTGCTTAATCTACAATCACAATGCTACGATACCCAAACCCTATTTATTCCAACAGCTTGAATAAGAAAATCAAGCAAATCAATAAAACTCAGGCACGCAAACTGTATGAGGCTGGGGAAACAGTTTATCTGCTTCCCTGCCTTTGCAGGGTGGATGGTGTATGGGTTTCTCCATATCCCATTGATAAGGAACACGCCGTATGGTGGGGCGACTCATTTGATAGTGACGTTCTCAGTTTCACCAACTACAACTGCTGCCCCGAACTGGGTAAATATCCAATATTCTTTAGAGTAATAAAATAAAAACATAGATAATAACTGCACTGAAATTATGATCAGCAACAAATTATATCAAAAGCTTTCAAAAGAAGCTCAGAATGTGGCAGAATATATCTACAATATTTATCGCAATGATGATGTGTGTATTGGAGAAGTTCTGGATGTGTTAACCACGACAGATATTCCGGACAGTGAATCTTTGACCATTGAGGACTGGCATTATGTTTATATGACTTTGATGAGCTATGTCGAGGGAGATCGCTTTTTTCGCTCTATCAATGACGATGAACCGCAGGATTATGAAACGAGTCATAATTAAAAACTACAATTTTGTAGCAGATGCCCTATATGAGATATTTGAGCATCTAATGATTGCGCAAGCTGACGACTCTTTCGAGTTTGTTCCAGAAGGGCGAGAATATGGTTTTATGGTAACACCACAGCCTAAATATCAAACAACTCCGGATAATCGAGAGGTTCCGGCACTTCCGTTTTATACCTTTAATTGGGAAATGTATAATGATAAATGCGGAGTTTATCGAGGAATGGAATGGGGGTGGACATTAAAAGTTAATGAAAATCTCTTCTTTATTTCAATGCCTGGTAATATCCCGAGTGGATTTGAGATGAATTGCTGGTATCGAAATTTTTACACCAGAGGCAACAAAAATAGTTTAATCTAACTAATCTTATTTAATAAGATGAGATATATAGTAGAAGAAAACCTCCACAACTTCAAATTTTGGAGTGGCGGCAAAGATAGGGCTGATAACTGTTCGGTTGATGAACTTGATAGCATTGAGGAATTTCTGGAAGAGATTGCCCCGGAAGAAGGTTGGACGGACACTGCCATTAATGATATGTTCTGGTTTGAGTTTGACACTTTGGCCCAGCACCTCGGCTATAAGAATGAAGAAGATTTCGATTTTCATCACGACCCCAACTATCTTGATGACGATGAACTGGAGGATTTTGTCGGAGAGTGGTTTGTTAATTTCCTTCAGGGTGTCAAAGAAAGAGAAGGGACTGATGGCATTATCTATCTCTATGAGAATTGCTTCGGGGGCGATTATATGGATTTCGCCGCTCTTGAAGAATTTGAAGAGGCTTATAATTCGGTAGATTATCCTGATTGGTTAGGAGAGCGTGTTTATGCTCATCTTCTGAAAGAAGCTCCTTCTAACCTTATGGAAGCACTCTTTGAGGATGATAATGGTCACGAAAATCTGACAGATTTCCCGACAAAAGAACAATTCCGAAAAGAAATGATGAATAAACACAAAAAATCAGAACAGCAATGAAAAAAGAATTATATCACACCAATTATGCGGTCGCTGTGAGTTGGTGCAACAACGCACTGGTGCTCTGTAACAACATCCCAGAAATTGATGATTCCATCTGGGATAACTTTGAGCCTATCGTCGATTTAGACAATGAGCCTGAATACAATGAGGAAGGGGAAGAAATCAAGTCTAAGTGTCCGGAATGTGGAGGAGATATGGAGCAATCTGGACCCAATATGGTATGTTCTGAATGTGGCGAATGTGAAGAGCCAGTTGAAATATTCCAGTGGTATATAACTGATTGTTCCAAGTGGGATGTAGAATATCTTACAAAAACTTTCGGGTTACTGTTCACTTATAGTGATAAACTTGACTGTTACATTCTCTGTGTCACACATTTTGGCACCGGCTGGGATTATGTGGATTGGTATACAACCAATCCTAACGCAGAACGAGAGTGTGGTCAGAAAAAATAGGTCTTATGAAAAAGAAACTTTATTCTACAGTCCGATTCGTGCAAAGTGTCGATGAGGATTACAACCGAATTGAGGCTGTATTCTGTGGATTGCGAGACGGCTATTGTGAAGGCAATTCCCAGCCAGTTATTGACTATCTCAGTAATTGGGATGATGAAAAGAATGAGCTTACAGATGAAGAACCTATGATTGCAAAAATGGGTGACACATCTTATGTTGATGAGAACGGCACTTACACTCTCCTTTACAATTCCACAATAGGTGGCTGCTTCTTGCTTTACAGAGAGGCGATCGAAGATGAAATTGATTGGCATAACGACCATGTTAAATAACAAAACAAGACAACAATGAAAACTTCAATTATTGTCAAAAGTTTCCCCGGATTTTACGAAACGGTTTTTGATGAAAGATACATAGAGTCCGACCAACGAGACCAGCTTTATGAGTTGTATAAAGGCTTTAAGTATCTCGATGACTGGGAGCTGCCTGAAACATATCGGTCGGAGGTTGCTAAAGAGTTTGCTGAGATGTATATCAGTGAGCTTAATGACAAGCTCGGTCTTAAAATGAAACTCACATCAGAGTCCGTTGAATCTCCCAAAGAATACAATTTCACCTCTGATCAGGTAATCTGTTACATAGAGGTTGGAGATTGGGATGAGTTTATCAAGAAAGTATCATCCTTGATGAGCCTTCCCGAATACAGAACCGAACTTGCCAAAATCATAAAGGAGAACCATTCAAACCGTCCCGGTTTCTGGAGTTTTATGAGCAATGACATAGAAGATTGGTTCGGAGCCATCGTGGACCCGGATAACACCAATTATCTTGAATGTGTGTTGTGGTATCTCTATTGTCTGAAGTCTGGAGAATCTATTTCCAATGACAGTGACTGGGGTATGTCGGAGCAAATCTATGAAGAACTCAGCTGTTCACGAGATACGATGAATCTCACGCCAGTTACAGATGAAGCCAAGAAAGAGTGGGAAGAATGGCGTGATAAGGAAGATGCCCATTCATAAAAACATCGACATTAAAAGTTATGGTCACAAAAGAAATCACAAAAGAACTGGTCGAAAAGCAGATGGACAGCACTCTTAGTTATTTTCCTTGGGGTGGCAAAGCGATTGCTGTACGCCAGAATCAATGGGGCGAATGGATTGTTGATTGCAAGATTCCCGGTCATTATAGCAGGGACTGTGATGGCCCCAGTGGTCACTTCTATCGTATGGAGGATATAGACTGTCCTATCCGTCAGTTTATGGTTATCTTGGAATATCAAGAATCCAGATTTGGTATGGAGCCTTGGTGGTCGACGAGATATTTTGAAGCAGAAAACGATAAACGTCTCTACACTTTCCCTGAAGAGGGCGGTTTTTTCGATCCCGATGCACCACGCAGTCCTTACATACTTGCTCAAATAAAAGCCAGTATCGAACAACACCCTTGCCTATGGGAGCTTCAGGAAATGTGGGACACTTTCAGTAATGTTCCCATAAACACTGATGATGAGATAGAAAAGCCATTTTATTTCTGGGAGGCTGGCACTTCTCGGTTTGAGATATGGCACTGGTTCGATAATCTATGCCCAAATGGTCTTGCAGTGGACTTGATGGGCGAAACTCCAAAAACGAAATAACTATGATACCTGACAGATATATCGAATACAACGGTAAGAGTTACCCTGTGTTTAATCTCAATATCGTTGACCAAGGCGATGAAGATTCCGCTCAAAATATGGAAATGATTGAGGTGGAAGTGTCCGTCCAATCTCTTTCCAATGTACTTATAAACTCATCCGGCAGCCCGGTCAATGATGAGGCGAGCGTACTCGATGAAGAGATTTTCTTCTACATTCCTGATGAGCTGGCAGAGCGAGAGGCATGTGAGATAGCTGATTATGTTTCCGATAATTGCTGGTGATATGGAAAAGAGAAGAGTATCCGACAACGAATGGCTCTATATTTACGATAAGTTCTACAAAGAGCGCTATGAGCATTACAGAAAATCTGGAGTGTCTGCCGCCGAAGCGATAGACCAGGCATTTCAAGAAACAGTTGATCTCGAATTTCATCCATATTTTCCCGTACAGCGTCCTATAAATCAGATGGTAATGACTGAATGGGGAGAGAAACATCAGCAAATGTTAGAAGGCGAACTTCATATTGCAATAATAAATTCCGACTCTATCTCTCCTGAAGTCGGCATTATCAAAGTAAAATGGGGATGGCTCCGGCGTGAATTACCCCAGTGGTTGATTGACAATGGTCATTACGACTACTTCTATGAAATCCCAGACGATGAGGATGAGCTGATTGAGCATTTCCTTTTCGTGTATTGTGATTACAGCCAGAACAATTTGCACTGGCAATGTGTGCCGTCTGACACTCAATTCAAACGATTAACAATTAAAGATTTTCAAAAATGAAACATACCGATTTTTATAATCAGTACAAATATCTGGATGCTTGTACTGAAAATGAGCTGAAAGCCGCTGTAAAAGCTCATGGAAATGAATATGTGTTTATCCACACAGATGATGATGAACACATATCAGAAGAAAAACAAAATGCTCCTATTATTTCTGCTTCAACAAAATGCATGGCAAGTTATGAGGACTTTTATGTTTCCCGTGTCGCTATTGAAGATTTCGATAGTGTGGTAGTTTATGGCTTCCCCAAAGAAGGATGGGCCGATGATGAACAAGAACTCACCAGCATAGCACATGGTCAATTAGAGTTTGTTATCGACGAAATTCCTGAAACTGATGAAGTCCAGGATGTGACCATCCCTTAAAAACTCTTAAAAATCTCGTTCTCATTCCAATTTTTCAACATCACGAGACTATTCAAATAAAAACCATATAAACTTCTTAAATATGACTTCACAAGCACTGAACTGCCTTGAGTTATATCGAGGCGGCAACCCCTCTACAATCAAACAGTTGCTCAAAAACCAGAAAGCATCGGTAGTAGCAGAACTGAAAAATCACTTTGGCACTGACGACCTTGACAAGTTGGCAGTGTGTCTCAGCAAAGGCAAATAACATCATCAAAATACAAATAATATGATCTCAGACGAAATCGTAAAAGCCATTTATGCTTCTCTTCCAGCAGACGAGAAGCTGAAACTCGCTCTCTACAGTGACTTCGGTGAAGAAGCGCCGACAGTGTATGACTTCATCAAATCTCCCGCTAAAGAAAGCGAGGAAGTCAATGTAACCGTCCAGCCTGTTCACATTCCCGGCGAAGTTCTCACTACTGATGGGGTGTATTATCTCTATGAGGATGACACCTCGGAAATGTTCGACTACAAAAAGCGTAACGCTCCGACAAAGGCTGTCAAGCGTATCGGCGTAGTAATGGGAAGTCATGCTCTCGCCGTCAATCTGGAGGATTACCCGGAACAGCCTCTCACCAGTCAGAAAGATACCACCGGCTACACCGGCTACATCTCAGAATATGTCGATGCAGTTGCTGACTGGAACGGCAAAGCCAACACTGAACACATCAAGTCTATCGGCACTGGCATAGAGCTGAAGGATGGCGAGTGGATTCCGTCAGTCGCCGAACTCTATCTCATTTATCTCAATAAGCGGTCAATCGATGCCGCCATCGAACTTAGCGGCGGTAGCCGCATAAAAGATGGTTGGTACTGGACCAGCACTGAGTACTCGGCGACGTACGCTTGGCGCTTGACCCTGATCGACGGCAGCCTCGGCAGCTGGTACACTAAGGTCACGCACAGCTTCTACGTCCGCGCTGTGGCAGCATTTCATTAACCCTTAACCCCTTTATCCCTTTAACCCTTGGAGCGAAGCGACCGCGAGCGAAGCGAGTTAGGGATAAAGGGGTTCAATTTCTACTTTTATGAAACGCCCCGACCTTGATAATGTTCGTGAATTATTACGAGCAAAAAATTATGAGGCAGTTGCAGAAATAGAACCTCAAATTATTGAATACTGTAAACAAAAATTAAATAATTGCATTAATTCCATAGAATTGATGCAGACTCTTTTACTTACACTTGAATCGCAATATAGTGAAAAGGAGAAAGACTCAACAAATCCATTACCGGATTATTTATTGGGTCTGACAAACAGATTGATAAGTGAATATGAATTGCTTAGAATAGATGACTATCAATCGCTTCAAGCTAATGATGTTACCTTATATTACTGGAAACACAAGAAAAAATTGAATGTCAATCCAGTGATAATCAATAAGGTAATTGAGGGGTCTAAAGTGCATATCCGATATACCCATCACGAACCTCCAAATGGTTTTGAACACACTTTCAAAGCCAACAATTTCAAATTCGCAATCAGGCAGTTAGCTTCCTCCGCAAAAGTGAAAGTAAACACAAAATATACATTCTTTTTCTTTAACTCATAAATATCTTTCAATATGGAATTTACCCCTTTTGAAACAGCAATCAAGAAATATCTTGACAAGCGCGCCGAAGAAGATCCTCAGTTCGCAGCATCATACACTAAACCAAATAAAAGTATCGAAGAGTGCTGCAAGTACATCTTTCAAGAGGTTGAAAAGGGCAAAAAGAAAGGTGAACGCTGCGTAGGTGTTTCAGACGATGAAGTCTTTGGTTTGGCAATTCACTACTATGATGAGGATGACATTGTAGTTGATGGCCCTAAGAACAAGGTGGCGGTTACACAAAGCGCATCGGTCAATGAAGAAACTTCGTCAGAAGAGACTGCTACCGAAGCTAAGCGTAAGACTCGCAAACCCAGAAAACCCAAAGCTGAGGTTGACCCCAACATCCCGGAGCCACTGGATATTCCGATTTTCTAATCATCATTCCGACATCAAATGAAACCAAGAAATAAACTTCAGAGAAAGATTTTGAAACTATCTCAGGGTCTTTCTCCGCTTACCAAATACCAGTACAAGGAGGCTGTAAGAAAAGTTGGTCTGCATATTGCAAAATACAGCTCCAAACGAGGATATGAGTGTTTGGATTGCGGTCATACTTGGACTGGAGCTGAAGCAAAGCGAGTAGTTTGTCCTCATTGTGGTGCAAAACTTAATGTTGATGCTACACGAAAGAGAAATTTCTGTGAGAAAGACTATTTTGCAGTAGTTACAAAATGTCAGGGTTTCCAAGTTGTTCGGATGTTCTTTATGCAGACCAATTTAAGGAAAGGCAGCAAGCCTACTTATTGGATTTGCGAGGCATTTCAACGCTGGCTTACTCCAGATGGAAAGCTCACAATAGTTGGTCGGTCCCGACATTGGATTTCTTATTATTGTGATTGCTGGAATTGGGATAGTGATATGGAAATAAGGAGTGAAGGTCCAGGACACATGGTAACACCTTGGAAAGTTGTCGGCCAATCATCTGTAATTCCTGAAATAAAACGAAATGGATATGCCGGAGATTTTCATCATTGTTCGCCATACACCCTTTTCAAAAGACTCCTTACCGATAACAAGACTGAAACGGCGTGGAAACTTGGTCAATATAATATGGTCGCTTATTCAATGGCTAAATCTTATGAGTTTGAGAAATATTGGCCATCCGCAAAAGTTGCTTTCCGTCACAAATACCATATTTCAAATGCCTCAATTTGGTATGATTTGCTGGATGCTTTAGATTATTGTGGGAAGGATTTGAGAAATCCTAAATTCATCTGTCCCGACAATCTTAAAGAGGCTCATGATTTTTGGATTGCTAAAAAGCGAGCTAAGATAGATGAAGAGAATAGACGAAGAGAGCGTGAAAGACGGATGACACCAGAACAACGCTATCAAGCCAATAGCAAGCATGATGAGGCTCAATATAAGCAAGCCAAATCCAAATTCTTAAATTTGGAATTTGTCGATCAGGAAATTGTTGTTAAGCCTCTTCAATCTGTAAGGGAATTTTTGGATGAAGGTGAGTATATGCACCATTGCGTATTCACTAACAAATATTATTCCAAGAATAATGTGCTTATACTTCACGCTTTGGTTGAGGGCGTATCAATCGCAACTATAGAGTTTTCATTAGAAAATTTCTCAATCGTACAATGTCGAGGAAAGTATAATAAAACCCCAATGAGTTATGAACGAATAACATCACTGGTCAATTCCAATATACCGAAAATAATTTCAAAAACCGCATAACTGCTATGACTGAAGAACTAAAAATCGCTATGATAGCCATCAATAAGTGGATGTTTCATGGCTGGAACTACGAGTCAGTTCCATTGACAATCAAGACCCCTTATGGCACAACCGACACCGTGAATGTGCCACAATTCATTAAAGAGGTCAAGTGGACTTGCAACACCAGTCACATGCTGGAAAAATGGAACAAGGCAACTCGTACCCAAGACCCAGATACATATATGACAAAGTTCTATGCGGAGCTTGATAATAACAACCGTCGGCTCTTACTGGAGTGGGTTATCCAAAACTACAATGGTGAAAGATCTTTATTCTAACGAATATGGAAGTATATAGCGTACAAGTTGAGTATGCAGGTGAACGACCGGGCGAAGACTGGCATGGTCACACACTGTGGTCAACACTTGAAGGTGCAAGGCGTGGCCTGAAAAGCGAGCGTGATAGTATTCTTCATAAAAATACTTGGCTCAACAATGAAAACTGTATAGAAATTGATAAGGAGGATCATTTCTTGGCAGGCGATGACCAGGAGTCCTACGACATTACAATCAGCAAAGAAAAAGTCCATGAATGACAAAATATTAGAGATGTTTTTCGACATCAAACGATGGACGTATGCCATTGATAAAGGTGTTGGAAAACATATCAACAAAGCTCATCTCTACCAGCTCACCAAACCTGAGACCAGAGCAGCGATGTATGCCGCAATCAGGGATGGGAAATATGAAATAGCTCCACCTCATACGGCACAGATACCAAAGGACAACGGAGATTTTCGCACAGTCTATATCAACGAGCCCGTTGACCGTGTATTCCTTAGCATTGCCAACGACCTCTTGTTTGAACTTATGCCTGAGATGATTCATCCAGCTTGCCAGTCCTACCAAAAAGGGATAGGATGTGGTAAGATCGTGAAAGAAATATCTTGGAAAATATGCGAGACCAAGGGCGATGTCATTGGATGGAAATCTGATTTCAGCAAGTATTTCGATTCCGTTCCCATTCGGTTTATTGACGAAGCCTTTGATAAGGTGGAAGCCAAATACGGTCATTCAGCTATCATAGATGTGCTCCGTAAGTATTATCACTCCGACTGGTATTTTGATGCAGACGGCAATCTCCAGAAATCCTATCAATCACTCAAACAAGGCTGTTCGGTAGCCTCTTGGTTAGCCAATGTGGTTATGTTTAGTCTTGATGAACGATTGAGCAAGCTGGATGGCGAATATGTCCGCTATTCTGATGACGCTCTATTTGTCGGTCCTGATTATATGAGAGCAATGGAGATTATGTCTGAAGAAGTTGCTATGCGAGAAATGACACTCAATCCCAAAAAGATAGAGTATCTGACCCACACTCGATGGTTTAAGTTTCTTGGCTTTTCCATTATGGGCGCTTCCATCTCACTCAGCTCAACACGAATTAAGTCCTTTCAGAAAGAGATTGAGGCACGAACAATCCGTGCTAAGAATCTGAGCTTCAATAAAGCCATAAATCAGGTTAATAACTATCTTTATTTCGGGAATGGCGAATATAGCTGGGCCACCCAGGTTCTTCCGGTTATCAATGTGCAAAAGGATGTTCAAATACTTTCCGTGTTTGTAGCGGATTGCTTGCGAGCAGTGATTACCGGCAAAACAAAAGTAGGCGGCCTGGGTTATGTGGCCAACAATCCTGATGGCTGTATTCAACGAGGTATTGGCCGAAACGTGAAAGCTAACCGTATCAAAACCGATAAGACGCTACCCGGCTACTACACTCTGGGATGTATGCAAAATGCACTCCGTACCAGTAAAGAGGTTTACAAGACCTTGGTAGCTAATCTTAATCGGAAATAAGAAATAGATTGAGTGTGCAATGACTGATAGAACGACAATCCTTTCAGTGAAGGATCAACAACCCTACTGTGGGCCAGGAGCTATCGCTTTCCGTGGCCAACAGTATGGCAGGATCCTTCTGACATCGAATATCTAAAGTAACACACGATATTGTCTGACTATCAATTACCGAATATGCGGTCTTATCTGAAGGGTCAATCATTTAATTATACAGAAGATGCCAAGATGGACCAAGTTTCATCATCTCTTGTCAGAGATGCTTTCACTGGTCCATCTGGGATATTCTGTAGAATATCAAACCAATAAAGCAACATATCACTGACATGACAGATAGTATAAGCCAAGTATATGGCAGCGACCTGAGAGAATGATAAATTTAGCTGGGCTTCATTAAGCTGCCGCTGTAGGCCATACCTACCCTCCAGCGGCAGCCATAAAGCCCTTGCATCGAATGATTAAAGATATATACCATATCATCTTCAGCAGCTTAGTAATGCGACATTATGGTTCAAGAAAACAAAATTTAGTCATCCAGATTGTAATATGACTCAGGTTGCACCGGCGTTTCATTCCTTATCAGTCAATTACGCCGGTTTCACCTGAGTCATCCGTCTGGATTTCATCAGCACAATAAAGAAACGCATCACTGTTTTTGAGAGCCAGACCACCTTAGCACAAAGGAATTTTATCAAGATTGGCAAATTTAATAGAGCTGGATTTAATCCTGGATCTGAATCAACACCACCAGGTTAGCTACCTGGCTCAGTCGATTCCGATCCAGTCTATCCAGCTCCTTAATCGATCCGATAAAGAAATGTGTCAAGCCAATGAGATTATAATTTTTTAACTAAAAAATCAAATGCAAAACATCTATTATGAAGTGATAGAGAAAGTTCAGAATGGAGCCAAATTCCAAGTTGACTTTCAGCAACGGAGTCTGAAAATTGATGGCAAATACATCATCAAGAACGGCGAGTATGAGGGTGAATTAGGAATTGAGGTATCTGATACTCCACTTCTAACCATCGCTCAATTATTTCTCCGCTATCAGCATAGTTTGCCTTCGGAAAGAAGTGACAACAAAAGATACAGATACTTCAATCCACTTCCCGAGCATGAGCTTTCTGATAACGATATACTTTATGGCGAACCACGAGAAACTGCTCAAATCAAATTAGAACTTTATGTTCTGATAATGATTTTGAACGGCTCTCTTAAATGGGATGAATTTGCCAAGGACAAATGGTTCTGGCAATGCCCCTCAGCAAAAGAACTCATTATCCTCAAAGAATGGGTTGAACCTAAAAAAGAAAATAAATAACAAACACAAATATAAATCATTATGGCAAAATTTAACGTACAGTGCCCTAAGTGTGGCGCAAACATCAAGATCAATGCACCCGAAGTCGTAGCAGTAGTTGCTCCCATCTCAGCAATCCCAGTAGTCGCTGCTTTCCCGGCCAAGAAACTCAATGCCGCAGAAGCCAAAATCGAAGCTCTCCGCAGTGCCGATGTCAACGTCGAAAACCTCTTCTCTATTCGTAGCACAAACGGTGCTTACGAAGTCGGCCGCTTCTCTGAAGGTCAATTTTCAGTCGTTTCTGACAATGACCCTATCTTTGCCGCTATCAAGGCCAGTCGCACAATTCCTGACCGTCGCTTGTTCCGTCGTTGGATTATGGCTCAGGTCTTTCACATGCTGTCCGAAAAGGACTGTAAGACCGGCAATCCCATCGGTTTCACTGCTGCTCTTCGCCGCAAGGGTTACAAGTATCAGTGGAAAATGGTAGTTGAAGAACTCCGCGTTCAGGCTAAGCTCTTCAACGATGACCCTGAGAACTATGCAGAGCGCAATCGCTGGTTCAACAGAAGCGTGGTTATCCAGATGGCTAACGACTACATCAAGCTCGTCAAGAACATCGTAGGCACTATCCGTATTCGCCACTGCAAAGGCGTTCCTTATGTTCGTCTTGACGGCACTGACATCTTTGTTGATGACCTTCAGACAAGGGTGTATGCTTCGCTTGAAAAGCTGGTGAAATCAATAAAGAATACCCGCAATCCCGGCGCACTTCATAAAGCCACCGTAAACTTCTATCAGGCTGTAAAAAACACCTATCTGTTCTTTGATATGGAACAGTCCAAGGCTTTCAAAGACGCTTATAAGGGTGCCGGCGCTTTCTTCACATTGAAGAACCTCATTCTCTTCCATGATTGTGTGTTCCCCAAAATGGATCAGGAGGCTTCAATCGCTTATCTCAACTATCTGGTAAATGACAAGGATTTTGAGGGCTACAAGCTCTTCGGAGTTCTGAAAGACTTTCTGATCACCAATCATATCGACATCGAGGCCAAGCAGAGAGAATGGCAAAAATAAAACTTCAAACACCAAAAAGATGGAAAGCGATTTTATATTAAAGGCTACTGATAAGGAAGCTAAAGCCTTATTTGATAGCCAACTCGCAACTGTCAAACTGATGTCATTTATGGGCGACAAAGAATTATATCCAACTATGGATTATAATAGCAATGTCGTTCATAAATGGGAAGTTAAACTCCGTCATCGAGAAGATATTGGAGAACTCAGAGGCACTTATTCTTACGCAAAGTTAATGAATATTCTAAAATCAAATCCCAATGGATGAATATACACGAAAACGTGTGATCCGAAAAATCCGTGAAGCCCACAATCTCTGCAAAATCCAGTCCATCACTTTCTTTCGTGATGGGTCTGGAGTAGAGTTTATTTATACCGACCCAGTTGGCGATCATGGTCTGCCTTGTTTAATGTCATCTTCACTCAATATTGAAGATGCAATGGAGGCTATATCTGGTATGCGCCTCAAAATAGGTGATATTCCAACCACCTTAAAAATTGAAAAATAATGGATAAGATTTTCAAAATCATCAGAATATCTGAGGATGGCATTCAGACTATGATACCGAAGTATTTTCAAAACTCTTATGGTGTATTAGAAAATGCTGTAACATTCAATATGCAGTTGCATCGAATTTCAAACATTTTAGATCCTATGCTAAGATTGCAGTATCGAAATGGGATAGCCATACCTGTTGGTCTTAATCCAAGAGAAAGAGCCTATGTTTCTTTTGGAACCGACATCTACTGTATTTCTGAAGTTTTTGAAAATGAAAAACCAAATTTTTCATTACTCTTTCAAGCAGCAAGTTTAGTAAACTAAAATAATAAATAAACAATGAGCGACAACACAAATACCCTTTTTAACGGGAAAGAGGTCTGGTGGTCAGATCCCGAAAACAAGACTTCAGGTGCTTACAAAGTGCTTGAAATCAAAAGAAATCCTGATGACCCGGATGAAGGTCTCTATGATGACACCATCGTTCTCATCAGCAATGGCGTTTCCGAAGCAGAGGTTGAAGCCTGGGAGCTTCAAGACCTCGGACTCCGTAGAAAGCGCATTGAGGAATTTGTCAATCGTATCACAGCAATAGCCGAAGATGATGACTGGAGTGTTCACAATCACAGTGAGAACTACGATAAGGTAGATCTCTATCTTTCCAAGTATTCCAATGCCGACCAGGATTTCGGTTTCTATGTCGAATGTGAGACAGGAGATGCAGATGAGTTTATCAATGCCGTTGAAGGGTACTATAACAGTTATGATCCCTATGAAGAAGCGGCTCTGTGGATAGACCCGGACGGTCATGGTAAAAACGGCGCACCTGATGACCTGAAAGACCTCATAGCCGACATGGAGGAATGTAAGGGCAATGTTAAGGGCCTGATTGACCTCCTGAGACAAGAACTGAAGGGAATAAAAATAGTTAAGCAGACCTATCATTCCCAGTATTCAGAGCGTGTGTATAATATTCGCACTGAGGTCATCGAAAGCATTTTCTATACTATCAAAGACATCTGTGAACAAACCCAAACTTGTTCAATTCTTTGGGATGACATCACTGGTCACGAAAACCCCGACATCTGTTATGAGAAAGACTCCGGCCCATCATCAGTATTGCCGGACACCATAGGTCTGACTGATGATGACAAGGGGTTCTACATCACTTTCGCTTCATACTGCGATGCACCATCATCCAATGACGGAGAAAACATCTATACAGAGACTCTGATTGATATTTTGGAGTATCTGGAAAATTATCGTTCCACTCTTTAACTAAATTCGACATGGCAGCTAAAAAGGGCACTACCAAATCAACTTCTGAAACCCGTCCTGAAGATTACATACCACAGAAAGGCAATAAAGCCACTCTCACTCTCGCCGACTTCTCAGATGACAACCTTTTTGGAGAACTGAGACGGCGTGGTTATCATGGCACGTTGCAATATTCTAAAACCATAAATGTATGAATCAAAGTAGCGCTGGAGAGGCGTATCATGAGAATCTGACAATTCGACTGAAAGAATGTTGTAAGGAGTGCCCTTTTACTACAAGCAATCGCCCTTGCAAAAAGTCTAAGACCAACTGTTGTTTCTACAATATGACAATAGCAGAATATGTAGTAACGACATATTCTGAGAAAGTGCT